TAATATGAATCATATCATAATCACTGTATATCGGCAACGATAGCCATTCTTTTATCGTTTTGACATTTTGAAATGCAATAAATTCGTCAATATCAAAAAAACAAAACCAATCATATTCAGAACTATGCTTATCATAGCAATCTTGATAAGCCTTCAACTGACAATAAGACTGGTTCCTAAAATTGACTATTTCTACAGAACTATTTGAAATGTATTCATTAATTACATCTTCAAAATATTCTTCCCCATCATAGTTATTATCGTATAAAAATATTTTATCTACTCCGATACCTAGATAGAAATCAACATATTCTTTAATATATCTGTTTTCTAATCTTCCTATACAACATAATGCTATTTTCATATCATTTTTATAAAAAATAAAAAAAAGTTAAAAAAATAAAATACATTTGGCTAATTAATTTTTTTTTAGTATCTTTGCATAAACTAAAATTTATAAGTATGTTTAATAATTACAAAAAGTATTATGAAAACTACTGTAAATATCTAAAGACGCAAGAAGCCCAAATGAATGTCACCGAAATGGAACACGGCTTCGCCAATATTGAGACACTTATCATGCACATATATGGTAATTGTCTCAATTATAGATATTATGGTAAGTATTATGAAAAGGAAGATAGGGTCTTGCTCACTGATTCTACAATCAGCGGCAAAGAACTATCAAAATCCCTTAAGTTAAAAGATTTTGGGGAGTATACGAAAAAAGAGTATTCATACATTGACACAATACGCTCAATCGGTAATTTCGTTTTCTTTGACGGAACTGCCTATGTCTTTACAGACTATGGACTAGTTCAAATGTATGGAAGAAGTTCAGAAGATGCAAATGCAGCAAAAATATATACAATTGAAACTTGGTTGTTTAGGGAGCAAGACAAAACTGAACTTGAAAAACTCATTAATCATTCATTAATTGAAATCCCTACAAAAAATATACAGAAAAACCTTACTGTATGTACAGATGGAAGTTATGGTATTCATAAGTCAAAGATAGAGGTTAAACCTTTTGACTGCGACTTGAAAAAGAATTATAATGATGATTTACCATACGATAAGTTAACTGAACTGATTAATTCTGACGAAGAGGAACTTATACTACTGCATGGAGAACCAGGAACTGGAAAAACATCTATAATCAAAAAATTGATACACGATAACCCTAATGTGGAATTTCTGTATTTTGACTCAGAATTGTTTAAACCAACTAGCGATGGTAAAATGTTCGATTTCTTGAGCGAACATAAACAACACGTATTCATCATCGAAGACTGCGAAAAACTATTTGTAGATAGAAGTAACGGCAATAAATTCCTTAATTCAATGCTTAACCTAACTGATGGCATTATAGGCGAAGCATTTGGAATTAAATTTATCTGCACATTTAATTGCCATAAATCAAAAATAGACTCAGCAGTACTGCGTGAGGGTAGACTATCTCTCATATATGAATTCAAGAAACTGTCTATAGACAAAGTGAAAGCATTTATGCCAAACGCAACACAAGAAATGACGTTAGCACAAATATATCACACAGAAGATAATGGTAATAAGAAAAAGGATAAAAAAATAGGATTCTGACGTAGAATCCTATTTTTATTTTAACTGCTCTTCTAATAACGCTTTAACGCCACTATAATCTTTATCATAATCAGATTCCCATACCTCTATAAGATTAATTCCATTTTCACTGCAATATTCCCTCAACTCATTGTCCTTAGTAACTTTTTTCTTTTGGAATTCACTAAGTTCATCATTAGAATATTTATTAGGGTTTCCATGCCAATAGTCACCTTGAAATTCAATAATCATATTTTTACTAGGAATATATACATCACAAAAATGATGTAAGTCTTTTAAATAATATTGTGTATCATATTCAACACCTAATGGCTTTACGCAACGCTCTATAAATTCAGTTTCTTTTTTAGAGGATAAAGAAAATTCTGTTTCTGTTAACATTCTATAAATTTTATCTCTATGTATTTTTGTTAACCTTTTTATTTCTTCCTCAGAATAAGTTTCTTCCCAAGATTTACCTTTATTCCACTGGTCTCTTTCGCCAAGTAAATATTGTTTTCTTCTAGTCTCAGCAGAATGTATTTTTGCTTGTTCATTATGACCCCAATTATTATGAATCCTAGAATGATGTCCATGCATATAATCTGCAAAATGGATACCTCCATCGTATCTTATTTCAGTATATTCTCCACACCCACATTTACATTTTGGTCTAATGCCACCATATTTGTAATCAGTTAACAATTGCTCTTGAGTAATAGAATCACCATGCTCTTTATACCTAAATATGTGTTTGCATAATCCATTATAGGTTTCAAACCTTTTTTCGCAATATGGGCATTTATATTCCCCATCATTTTTCTGTTGATTGGTGAATTCGCCAGAATATTTAAATATAAACCCCTTAACTTGTTTTAACTTGCCTAAACAACATTTAGATATGTTGCTTTTAGTGGATTCTATAGCATTTGCTGCATCAGTTGCAGAATTGTATACTGCAACTTGTTCTCCATCTTTAAACTGTATAATTTGTTTTTTTAATCCCATAAAAAAAGATATTTACTTACATATTATTTTGCATAATATATAAATAAATATCTTAATTTACAAGAAATTGCTATAATTTCTTTGACTTTTTTGTTTGATTGTCCTCTAAATTACTTTAATAAATTCGCATAACTCATTGATTATCAAATTAATACGCCAAAATTGCGTAGTCAAATCTCAGGGTCAGGCTGATACTGGCGAGGTCATCTTGACTATAATCCAAATCACCGAAATCTGCTGCTGTACACATTGTGTTCTTTAGAATCCATTTAGATACAACAACACCAGTTGGGTCTAGCATTTCAAGCTCGACATCACGTTTATAACCAGCCGCATAACCTTGACGACCAGTAACGGACTCAGAGTGAAGACGCACCCATTCCATTACAGCTTGCGAAGCAGAAGGTCCAATTGGGTCTCTCAATGTTACTTGAATCTCATCCCAAGTATAACGTCCTACAACATATGTTTCTGTGTTCAAGAAAGGTATCGCTTTACCCTCTTGTTTAATTGATGGACGCTTTGCGCTCTGACACCACCACTCTTGGATACCTAAATCAGCTGGGAATCTTAATAGCCATCTATTTTTCCTGAGCGGCTCATAGTTGAGCGGCATTTTCAAAAGTAAATCACTCATAAATATTAATTTTTTTAATCTAGATTATTATTATTTTCTTATTTTTTAATATAAATATACAAATATTAATTTTTTACCGCTAAAATTTGGAATTTTAATATATTTTTTATATTTTTGTAAAGTATTTATAATAGTAAAAGAAACATAATATGGTAGATAAAAAAACAAAATTCATTGAAAAGTCTAAAAATAGGCATGGCGAAAAATACGACTATTCTAAAGTGGAATATGTTGATAGTTTAACAAAAGTATGTATTATCTGTAAAGAACATGGTGAATTCTGGCAAACCCCACAAGGTCATGTAAGGGGTCAAGGATGCCCAAAATGTGCAAATATAAAAAGGGGTGATACATTTAGGTCTGATGGCAATACATTCATTAAACGTGCAACTGTTTTGCATGATGGTAAATATATATACGATAAAGACTCTTACATTAATGCAATGACAAAAGTTCCAATACTTTGCTTAAAGCACGGAACATTCTGGATGACTCCAATGAATCACCTACTAGGTCAAGGTTGTCCTAAATGCAGTGGCAGGGGATTAAACACTGAAGAGGTTATAGAGCTGTTTAAGGAGAAACATGGCGATAGCTATGATTATTCCAAAGTCGTATTTACTAAAATGCATGAAAAGGTTTGCATAATCTGCAAAGAACATGGTGAATTCTGGCAAACCCCTAGCAAGCATCTTTTAGGTCAAGGATGCCCAAAATGCAGTGGCATTAAAAAAGCAAAAGAAAGGACGTTAACAACAAATGATTTTATTGAAAAATCTTCGAAAATTCACAACAATAAATACGTTTATGATAAAACAGAATATAAAGGTACATATGAATCACTTACAATAACTTGCCCCATTCACGGAGATTTTACACAAAGGGCGAATGACCACCTCAATGGTCACGGATGTCCAATATGCGGCAACAATATGTCGCTTGCCGAGAAAGAAATTGAAGATTACATTAAATCTTTTGGTGTTAAAACTGAAACTAAAATTAGAGGTATACTAAGCAATAACAAAGAAATTGATATATTAATACCAGAATTAAACATAGGAATTGAATATAATGGCTTAAAATGGCACTCTGATGAATTTAAAGATAAAAATTATCATCTAAATAAAACAGAAGAATGTAAAAAATTAGGAATACGACTTGTTCATATCTTTGAGGATGAATGGATGAACAAAAAAGAAATCATTAAAAGCATCATACGCAATATAATCGGTAAAACTGAAAATAAAATATATGCTAGAAAATGCATCATTCAAAATGTTGATGACAATGAGAAAAAAGAATTTTTAGAAAAAAATCATATACAAGGAAATATTAATTCACAAATAAATTTAGGGCTATATCACAATGGTGAACTAGTATCATTAATGTGCATCGGTAAACCTAGAATCAATTTAGGCAGAAAAACATCATTAGAAGATGAATATGAACTCTTACGTTTTTGTAATAAACTTAATACAAATATTGTTGGTGGCGCAAGTAAACTATTTAAATATTTTATAACAAACTATAGTCCAACGCTAATAACATCCTACTGCGATTATAGATGGAGCATTGGTAATATGTATGAAGCATTGGGATTTACTTTATCCCATCTTTCACAACCAAACTACTATTACATAATTGGCAATAATAGAAAAAATAGATTTAAATATAGAAAATCAGAATTGATTAAAGAAGGTTTTGACCCAGAAAAATCAGAAAAAGAAATAATGGAAGAAAGAGGAATACACCGAATATACGATTGTGGGTCATTGGTATATATATGGAAAAATGAGGATAGAAACTAATCTATCCTCATTTGTTATTTCAAATTATTTTTTATATATTTGCAAGAAATATAATATATATGACAGTAAAAATATTTCTATTAATGATTCTTTTGCATGTAATTGATGATTTTCATCTGCAAGGAATCTTAGCAAACATGAAACAAAAAGAATGGTGGAAAAAAACAAGAAGGATATAAAGACCTTTATAAAGATGACTATATAACCGCACTAATGATTCACAGTCTAAGTTGGTCTATATTCATATCAATTCCACTTTGGTATTTCCCTATCCAACCTTATTTGATTAGCATTGCTATAATAGTTAATGCCATTATACACTACTATGTAGATGACTTGAAATGTAATAAACTGAAAATAAGTCTAAGTACAGACCAATGCATACATTTCTGGCAAATATTCTTTACTTGGCTAATATTAGGATTTCTACAATAGATTTTTTTCGATTAATCCATTGCTCTATTAAGGCTACCTTTTCTATGAAGAGGACGAGTATCTGCTGCGTCTAATACTCTTTGGTATTTATTGTCTTCAGCCTTTTTGAATCTATCTTCTCCTTTATGAATCTTATCTAAATCACGTGTGTATTTATATGCTCTAGTATCTCTTGGATTCCAAAAAGATTCTGGAGTTGGGTAATGCTCGGAAAATTTTTTGTTCCAAACATAACTGTTATATGGTGCTTTAATTTTGCTTGAGTCATTATTTGGGTTATCACGCCAGTCAGTTGGAAAAGCATCCATTCTATAAGTCTCACCGTTACCCTCAGAACCTAATGGTGGGAAATGACCATTGTTAAAAAATTCAGCAGTGCCAAAATCATTATCCATATCTTCTTTCCTGCGGTTTTCTCTATTAAAGCCATCATCACCGTCAATTTCATTCAGTATTCTATTTACTGACTCTTTCACAATCCTATGCAAATCTGATTCTGTTAATCTTATAAGTTTCTTATTCATACTATCACTTAATTTTATTTCTTATTTCCTGTATCAGTTAATACCTTATCACTCTCTAGGAACACTTTCTTGAAGAATTCATAAAGTGAACTAGTAGGGTGGTCAGCGTATTTCTTTAAACCCTCAATTGCAGTTTCTCTAATTTTACCGATGATTGGCTCATGTTGGATAACCTCTTGAGCATGCATTGCGATTTCTTCCTCAGAATCACCTTGACCCATCATCTGTTGAGGCTGTGGTTGAACCATACTTGGGTCTGGCTGTTGCTCTGCTCCCATTTCTGGAGACATTCCATCATCCATCATACCATCCTCACCATTGAATATATAATCTTCTGTAAGTTGTGTTTTCAAACTCTTTAGTTCTTCTAAAACATTTTTAAAATTCTTTTCCATAATTAATAAACGTTTATTTGTATATAAATATCAAGTAATGTTAAAATATAATAATATATTTGGTTTATTGGGTATTTTTTCATATCTTTGCATTACTAATTTTAATTATATTAGATATGAATAAAGTTTACGATTCACACATGAAAAATGAAATCAAATTTCATCACCTCATTGATAGTGGTGACGAAAAAGGAGCAATTAAACTGTTGAAAGAATGCGGTAACTCATTCAATGTCAATTACGAGTATAAGAGCCGTGTTCCTATCTTCTCAGCCATTAGCAGCCGTATGTATGACTTATACGATGAGATTATCAACCATCCTACATTCAATTGCGGAATAGAAGATGGATTTGGTGATACACTTCTTGGGTCGTTGTTATATTTAAGAGGCAGCGATGAAATTAAAGACTCACCATTTAAAGTAGAAGAAATCGAAAGAATGATTAAAACCATTCTTAATAACAAGAAATACGATTTCAATATGACCGACATTAATAATGACACGGTTATCAATATTGCTTGTGGATATTCTAAACTGATTTGGGTGGTTGAAGAGTTGGCTAATAAGAAAGACGTTAATCCAAACGTAATCAACGATTGTGACTGTACTGCATTGACTACTGCAATTCATTGGAAGAACATTGAGGCAATCAAAATTCTAGCAACTAGAAAAGACGTTATCGTTAGGCCAACTGACTTGGAAGAGGCTGATAAAGTTGGTATTGACCTTACTGAATTCGGATTTGAAATAGCTGAAAAATTTAAAAAGGCATAAAAATAAAAGAGGAAGATTATTAATCTTCCTCTTTTATTTTCCATTCAAACTTATATAGTCCGCAGTCCCATATTTTATAAAACCCAAGTTGAGTTGTCATTTCGGTTTCTGTCATACTCAACGGCAAACCGTATTTTTTGTTAAGAATTTGTTTCCTATAGTTAAATTTGTGCTCACGTTTTTGCCCATTAATATATCTGTAGTCTGGTGATAGAATCTTAGCTAGCTTAAATCCTAAGTTCGTATATAAATTATTTTCCTCTGAAAGCGTCCAACGCCTATCTGCAAATGATTTTACATATTTAGGATTATATGCTGTCAGAAAGGCTTTAAATAGCTTTCCAGCAACACCTATACACCTTTTGTTATTATCGGTTGCATACCTAGTAAGATTCCAACAATCTTCACCATCATTTGTGAATGACATTACAGCAATAAGTTCGTTATTGTAAAATGCCCCTAAGAATATAGTTGAGCCAACTGAGCCTTGTATATGGTTCTTATTTAGAAAATCATAACTAGTATGTTTATCTACTTTTTTAATTTTACATTTCCTAGCATAAACCTTTTCATTGTTGTTAAAACCCAATATATGTTTTAATTTATTCAAAACAAGTTCCTTATGTTCTGTCCATTCATCCTCAAATATCTGAATTAATTTAACGCCTTTTTCATTACATTTTTTGAGCTTGTTCAAATGATAGTTTTTATCCTTGTTAAACTTTTCAGAGTGCCATCTAAGACCGTTATATTCTATTGCGATTTTCAATTTTGGAATATAAATATCCAATTCTAAATTACTTAAAACACTTCTGTCTCTTCTGATAATATCATCTTTTGACATGAAATTACATATATATTCGTATATTGCATTTTCAGCTTTAGATAAATGGTTTCCACACATAGGGCATCCCTTACCTTGTAAATGTCCTTCTGGCGTTTGTTCAAACTCTCCGTGAATAGGACATATCATTGTAACTTTATTTCTTGTTAATGTATATTCAACTTTAGAATAATCATATTTATCTCCGTGAACTTTACGAGCTTTTTCAATAAAATTGTCGTTGCCTAAAATATATTTTCCATTTTTAGACTCATTATAACAATGTGGGCATCCTTGCCCTTGAATGTGCGATAATGGGCGTTGTTTAAATTCTCCGTGTTTGGGGCAAATTATTATAACTTTATCTTGGCACAAATTATAATTTACTTTAGAATAATCATATTTATCTCCGTGAACTTTTTTAGCTTCCTCAATAAATTGTTCAGTTGTCTTTTTATATTTGTTAGATAACATTCCATATCTACATTTGGAACAACCTTGCCCATTTAAATGATTGTAAGGTTTTTGCCAGAATTCTCCATGTTCAGAACAGATAATACAAACCTTTGTTTTAGGGTTCACATAATCAACCTTTGAATAATCATATTTATCTCCGTGAACTTTTTTAGCTTTTTCAATAAATTGTTCTGTATTCATTTATATCTTTATTTAAAATATTATTCTTTTATCCCCACATTGCAAAGATATAAATAAATATATTAAAAAACAAATTTTTTTGAAAGTTTTTGCATAAAAATAAAAAAAATAGCAGTAATTCGGTTTACTGCTATTTTTATGTAAGTTATTGTTAAACAATTAAATATCATCAAATGAAACACCTTCTGGTGTCAAAACAAAATCGATTGTGATATACTCGAGTGCGTTATAAGGCTTAAAGTAAATCTTCGCTGGAAGCTCTCTCCTCTCCCTAGATTCAATCGTGTCATTAACCTCAATCCTATAATCAGAAATACCTCTGTTACTTCTAATGCTATCCAATATCGGAGTCACAGTGGAAATAAATGACTGCTTCGTTGTTGCGTCATTTGGCTCAAAGATAAGACCAATACAAGATATTGCAATCAACTTCCTCATTCTGAGCAACAACCTACGAACTGCGATACGGTTAAGCTGAGACTCATTAATCTGTAGGTTCTTCTGACCCCAAATCTTAGGTCCGTCTTGAGCAAATGTCTTAATTGGGTTGATTCTTCCATCGTACAATACATCCTCGTCAGCTAACTTTGTGATGAAGTGTGCTCTTACACAGTCAACATTACCACGCTCAACACCTGCTGGTGCGAACCAAGGATATGCTTGATTATCTGTTTGTGCGAAGTTACGCACAACGTCCTTAGTTGCTGGTAAGTAAATGTATTGGTTATTATCTTGGTCAAGATACTTAACCCAAGGATAATATGTACATGAGTAGTTAGAATCAATCTCTGTATCCTCCAAATTATATACAGCCTCGTCTGGTGTATACATTTCATCGAAGTAATCACCTGCGCCACTTGGCTTATCTGGAGTTGTGATAACATATATTGAGTCTGCTCTCTCTTCCTCAATCATTTCGATTGCCTCTTGTACAAGAAGTTTCTGATTTACGTAGTCAATACCTGGAGTTGCAAATACGTTAATATCTGTTGCCTCTGGGTTACTGAACTGACGGATACCACTTAAATAAGCATACCAGTCAGAGGTAATACCATTCTGATTTAACTGTAAAAGGTCAGGATTTGTTATCTTATTGAATGCATATCCCTCGCCACTACCTTGGCTAATGTATCCTCTATACTGAGACATCTTGAAGTCATCTGTATTTGTTCTCTGGTCTCTGTAAACATCCCATCCATCGAATCCACCATAGAAGAATACTGTGAACTTACGAAGATTTACATATTCATAAATTGAACCGTACATTTCACTTTCCTTACCAATTACTGGTGGTTGGTCAAGAACTTGTGTTCTAGAGTTAGTTGATACACAATCGAACTTATATCCACTTTCATTATCAACTGTTACAGTGAATGTAGTATCTCCAACTCTTCCTTCCTCATCAAGTCTTGAGTCTAGGTGGAAACCATGTGACAAGAAGCTTGGGTCGTTGATGTAAGCTTTTGTGCCTTTGAATGTGAAATTGTCGATGTCAACGCCAACCCATGAAGAAAGACCAAAGTATTGCTTTCTATTCTTAATATCTTCATCGAAGAATCTATTATATTTAATAGTTGGGAATGCAACATCAGTCTTAACATCACCCACAATTGGAGTACCACTGTACATTGGGATTGGATAACCCAAGAAACCTGCAGGAACGGATGTTCTAGCTGCTGTAGTCTCATTTACCTCAACTGTGATGAACTTAGACTTAGACTCATAGACACCATCGAATGAACCAATCTTGTATGCAATGTAGTTAGCATCACCTGGAATCATTGTACATCTTCCGAATCTCTCAAGTGGGATAATTGACTCATCAAGGTCATCAACTCTACGTACTATAACATCGAATGTACCCTCATCAGGTCTTATGTTCTCGATAGATACCTTAACCTCGTAGTTAGCATTATCACCATCAGAAATTGTGTGGAATCTGAACAACTTTGTCATTTCAATGTGGTTAAAGTCACCCTTCAAATTAGATACAATCCAAGGAGTTGAAGCATATCTGTAAGCTGACTTATAATCGTTCATATCAAGCTGAACATAAGCAACATCAGACTTATCTTCATTCATCTTATAATACAAGCCATCTGCGTTGTTCAAAACAAGCATTGAAGCGTCTTGTGTGTTACCTTTGTATCCACCATCAAGAAGGTTTCCGTAATAGTTGATGTACTCGAAATCTGAAGACTTTTGGCTTCTACTTTCTAATACCTTATCAATACTTTCCTTACTATATGCTGAATAGTAGTAATGTCTCTTACCATCTTGTGTTGTATACTGTCTTACTGTGTAAATCTGACCGATTACCATTGGGAACTCAGCAACCGTTGTTGCTGACCACTCTTTTGCTCTTTCGCTGCTTGGGTCAATGCTAGATGGTAATTTAACAAGGTTACTTCCATATATACCACTAGGTAATTCAGCAGACTCAGTAATGGTATAAGGTCTACCATACTCATAGTTATAGATTACGCATCTGATTCCCTCGTCAATAGCATTCTTACTTGCAAGGAATCTACGACCAACATACTTTCTATTCAATGCACTCTGTTGCTTCTCAACTATTGCATAAACAGGCTCATGGTGGTCAAAGTCAGCAGTATTATATGCCTCATACTCTTCAAGCTTATTAGTAATCTGGTTAACTTCATAGTTAGCAATTGCTTGCTCAAGAGCAACGTCATACAATGTCTCAACAAAGATTGGAGCATCGCCATCATATGCCTTTGAACCAAGAACATTTAAAATATATTCCTTATCATAAGGATTCAATGATACTGGATACTCGAAATATCCTTTCTTAAACGCATTTTCTCTTGTTTCCTTATCACCAGCATATCCTTCATTGATAATTTCATCAACTATATCTTCTGTTGCTTGAGCACCAGTTACACCTACAAGTTTAAATCTACCCTTGTTAGTTTGAGAAACTGTCCAAGAACCTTCCTCGGCACTAGTACCATAACCATTACACTCATCACCAGTGCTATAAAGAGGAATATAAGGCTTAATCTGCAATGCATTCATCCAATATCCCTTCTTCTCACATGCCTCTGTTGATGTGTTGCCAGTCTTTTGTTTTTCACCAACATCATATCTCAATGTGTCATATTTAGTTGTTTCACAAGTACAACCGCTAGTATCACCTGTGTCATATGGGTGATATGTACCTCTTGAACGGATTACAGCCACTGCTTGCTTCTTACCTTCAGTATCACCACCTTCACCGTATGAAGCAGTTATAAGCCATGCTGGACCTGCATTAAATCCACTCAAACCAAGAACACGAACAACCTTAAGCTGCTCTGACTCACTCAAGTAAGACTTTGCGATATAAGGTAACTCATATTTAGGATACTGGCTTCCCTTAAACTTTTCTGTACTTGTTCCACCAAACATTTCTTGGAACTCACGCCAGTTTGAAATGTCCATTGCTTGGAACGCTGGACCTCTCTGGGCCTCACCTACAAGACCAAGAGTTGTTATACCAAGACTTTTAACTGCATATGTGAGGTCTATTTCTCTTGTATAAATACCTGGTGAAACATGTATTCCTCTTGCATTATCTGCCATAATTCTTATAATATTTAAATTTTTATTAGTTATTTTCTTATATATAAATATTTAGTCAAGTCGAAAGATTATGTCCAAAACATATTATTTAATATCAATGAACTAATTTTTTCGTCCTTGAACCTCTCATTAAGTTCATCAATGAACTTCACGATGTCACCATAATTGAAATAAACTGTGGAATCCATTATCTTATTATGATACTCTTTAAGCTTTTCAGTATCATTGTATTTATTATGAAATTCGTCTTGTATGAGGAAAGCATAACTAGTTATTTTTCCCACTTTAGTGAGATATGAATAAAGTTTATAAGCATCACCAAAATCAAGTTCAAATTTATACTTAACGTCAAACTCCAACAGTATTCTCTCCAATACCATCAACTCTTTTAATTTAATAGTCATAACAATATAATTTTATTAATTATAAATATCGTATAAAAATGGAAAATGCCAAAATAAAAGGGTAGTTACCAAACTACCCTTATTATTTATTTTTATTGCCTATTTTTTTGTAATTACCAAGTCTTCTGCCTTTGCTGGGGTGGTTAACTTATATCCGTATCTATCAGCAACATCACAAGCAGATGAATATGCTAATTCCTTAACACGTTTTTCCTTAGACGCATTGTAATATTCTTCTGTGAAATCAATTTTTGTAATACCAGTTACTAGTGTTGGGTCTTGTTTAAAAATCCAAGTTGGTACACCCAATCTACCCAAATTATTAGCAAAATCATCATAAGTCCAAGTATAATTGACAATTATTGAATCACTAATTACCTTTTCACAAAGTTCACAGTAATATGCTTGATATGTCATAGATTTATCAGTGCCACCACTTGTGCTATGTATAGTCTTCTTGAAGCCAGCACTTGCAGAATATGTGTCGCCATCTTCAATATATCCATCAAAATATAGTTTGACTGGAGTTGTAGCAGTTGTAGCAGTTGTTATGCATGGCACACTAGTTTCATTCATTTCTACGGCACAAGCATCACCATTATTAATTGATTTGATGTTGAAAATAATACTATCCTTAACATAAGCATACTTCTTTGTTACCGTTTTGTTTAAAGCTTTCATAATTTTATCTTTTATTTTATGGTTATTTTCCTATATAATAAATAGGAAATTGAACTTAATTTATTCACAAATTTATCTAACAATATTTTCTTTTTCTCTTCAAATGGCTTTGAGACGATATACATGAAATCATCTTTATGTTTTTCTCTATACTCATCTAGAGTACATATAGGTTTGCATGGACTACTTGCTGCAACAGTATTTGAAGGAATATCGTGATTAACGATACTTCTAGCACCGATGATTGAGTTGTCACCAATGGTAACACTAGGCAATACAACTGTTCTACACCATATAAAACAATTTTTACCTATATTAATTGGGGCATAGATTACAGTTTCCTTATTTCCGTCTGATAAGTTTCTTATAGTCCTAGTTGCAGCATCATGTGTAACAAATGCACAATCGAATGATATTATTGTATTATCACCAATCGTTATAAGATATGGCTCTGAGCCAAAATTATCTCCACCTATTTCTTATTGTCGGCATAAGTTGGCAATACTGTGGCATTTAGACTCCTTGTTTTATTTGTTTGAACATACATACTACCTATAACAGACGCTCCAGTTACTAGTATTGGTGTTCAAGCATCTATTATAGTCCAATTGTTTGGAACTCCCTCATTTCCTCTTCCCCAATTTGTCATATCAGAGTTTTTAACAAACTCACCGTTAGAAGAAACGCCTACAACCCAAGCAAAAGTACAATTACTAGCGCTTATATCAGTAGCTAAACACTTTATATAATTAAGATTACTGCAACCTCTTAGCATTTCATAATAACATGCATTTTCTAACTTTGCCGCTAGTAACTCAGGTGCTGTCGTTAGACTTGTACAACCTTTGAACATAGAGCGATAACAATCACTTGCTAACGTTGTTGCAGGTAACACAGAAGGTGCTGTCGTTAAACTTGTACAACCTTGGAACATAGAGCGATAACAACCGCTTGATAACGTTGTTGCAAGCAATTCTGGTGCTGTCGTTAGACTTGTACAACCTTGGAACATAGCGTAATAACAGTTACTTGATAACGTTGTTGCAGGTAACTTTGGAGCAACGGTTAAACTTGTACAATCTTGGAACATAGAGCGATAACAATCACTTGCTAACGTTGTTGCAGGTAACACAGAAGGTGCTGTCGTTAAACTTGTACAACCTTGAAACATAGAGTAACAGCACTCTTTTGCTAATGTTGTTGCATGTAACTCTGGAGCCACCGTTAAACTTGTACAACCTTTGAACATATTTTGATAACAGCAAACTTCCAAGTTGAGAGCAGACAACTCAGGTGCTGTCGTTAGACTTGTACAACCTTGGAACATAGAGCGATAACAATCACTTACTAACGTTGTTGCAGGTAATTCTTTTGGTGGATACTTTAAATTAGTGCATCCTCTAAACAATTCATAATATGTATTTCTCTTTAACGTCGTAGCTGGTAAAACTAGGTTTTCAGCAGATATAAGCGTTGTAGAACCCACTGCTGTATCACCAGTGTCGTTCGTATACCAGAACAAAGCACAGAAGGTTCCAGCATTATTACTAGATGTGTTTTTAATTTCAGTCTTGCCATTAAAGTCATCCCCATAAATAAGCGACATTATATTACCATACACATCATAATTTTTTGTACAAGTCAAACTATTATGACTATTCCATTTTGATGCCCATTCATTCGCTTCAGATTTAATCATTAAAGTTTCACCACTATTGATTGTGGCTATCGTAATTTCTGAAGTTCCAGTAGGTACTTGTGTCCATGTTGTGCCACTATCTAATGAATAGTATTCAGTATTACCAGTTTTGCCCCATCTAGTAATTTTAACTTCATTCTCATCAGCCAATGATTTAATGGTGAAATAATCCTTGGAGTAATCATGAATTTCCGCAGTTATCCACGTCTTTGTGCTGTCATATAACGTTGATACATTTGGCGTAATGAATTCATCACTTGAAATGTATTCAAGATATTCATTTTCTGTATTAAATATTTTAAAATATTTCATATAAAAACGTTTTCTTTATAAATATTTGTATAAAAGCAAAAACAGGCGTCAACATCGCTGTTAATACCTGCTAATTATTTACATTATTTATTTCTTCAATTCCTCAATCAATTTATCCGCATATGATACAGCAATATCGGCTATCTGACGTTTGAAAATAAATTGAAATATAAAAACCATTATTGAACTACTCAATATAGCATTCATTATATTAATGGATGCATCGATTCTAACTTGTTCCCAATTTATTTCTGAATTGTTCATAAGCCCTCCAAAAACTACCTTCCATATAAAAATGAATATCAAATAAACTATCTTTATCTCTTTTTTCCGAACTAAATATTTCTTGTACTGACATAACAATATTAAATTTTTAATAAATATATAATTAAAATAGGGAACGATATACCTGTTGACACAAGCAGTCCCTTTTGAATAAATATGCAAAAGTTGCTGAAAGGATAAAACCTTCGGCAACTTTTTTTGTATTTGTTTTTTATCATACTGTTCCATAAGCATTTTCACAAAGTGAAAATGAATTTCTAAAAATTGCGATTTTTGTAAAGTTATATGTATAACTTCAAGTACCTGTTCACTTGAAAAACGTAATTTTGCATTAGATTTTAAATAAAAAGACGTTATGGAACAGATGCATATCAATTTCTCACAGTTCAATTCACTCATCGCCCTCGTTGACTATTTCAATACTGAAGACAAGTGCAGAGCAGCTATCGCACAAGAGCGTTGGGGTGATGGCGAAACAGTATGCCCCTACTGTGGTTGTACTCACACCTACTCTTGCAAGGATGGTCGCTACTCTTGTCCAAACTGCAAGAGAAAGTTCAACGTCACCGTTGGCACTATCTTTGAGAACACCAAGTTGTCTCTTAGAAAGTGGTTTATGGCAATGTACCTCGTTTCTTCTACGAAGAAGTGTGTTAGCTCTCACCAGCTTGCAAGAGACCTTGCAGTTACTCAGAAGACTGCTTGGTTCATTCTCCATAAGGTTCGTGGACTGTATGGCATCACTGACGAGATTGAACTTGATGGTGAGGTGGAAATGGACGAAATGTATCTTGGTGGTCGTGAGACCAACAAGCACAACGACAAGCGTACTGAAGGTACACAAGGTCGTAGCACCAAGACGAAGACTCCCATCTTTGGTATGTTGCAGCGTGATGACAAGGTTATTGCAATGAAGGTGGAGGATACCAAGGGCGCTACCCTTATGCCCATTGTGGAGCAGTTTGTGAAGGAAGGTACTGTTACCTACACTGACGAGGCATCAATCTATAACAACCTTTCCAAGAAGGGTTATGACCACTTGTTTGTTAATCACGGAAAGCGTGAGTTTGTGCGTAGTAGTGACATTCACACCAATGGTATTGAAGGTTTTTGGGCACATTTTAAGCGTGTTGTATTCTCTACCTACCATATGGTAAGTAAGGACTACTTGTCTCGTTACATTGACGAGCAGATGTATCGTTGAAACACAAGGGAAGAGAAGGACGCTTACAGATTCCACGATATGTTCAAGAAGGCTGTTAAGCACTTTGACTACTGTGATGTACTGTCACTGTCTTCAGTTGTTGACGTGGAGTACATGATGTTCAAGCGTGATGTGTACTATCATTGGTATATGCACAATAAGGTTGCATAAAAAAGGAGTAACCTTGTTGATTACTCCCTTTGTTATCTATTTCATTGAATTGGTTCTATTATCCCTTCAAATGAACTCCAACCACTTGCTGTTTCATATGCGTTTACACTACCACTTGGGACATATACTGTAGGTATACTCATTTCGCCTCCAAAAATGCTTTCACCAATTGAAGGAGGTGTTGTTGCCATAATCGTTACACTCTCAAGAGAACTATTATTATAGAAAGCATAATCACCAATACTTGTAACACCGCTACCTATTGTGCAACTTGTAAGACTACAATCTTGGAAAAAACCATAAGCAATACTTGTAACGCTATCAGGTATAACTATACTTGTAAGATTATTAGCTCCAGCGAAAGCAACAGTACCAATAGTTGTTGGGTCAGTCAAAGTGCATTTAACTGTGTGTTCACCCTCTGTACTAAAGGTATATGCTGATACAACACTTGGCTGCGCAACACCATCAATCTCCATAGCACTAAATGGCTCTAAATCCACATCATAATTGAATAACATTATTTCTTCTTCAGCACTAAAAGTAACATACTTTGCAACAAGCCTTGCTTCTACAGGAGTTGGCGGTGTACTCGGATTATAATGTACTGTGTTATTGTCTACAGTTAATGATACATTAGGTAGGATAAAGTTCTCCGTATCAGCAGTATATGCATTATATTCTGCTGTAGTGTTAAATTGTTTTAGAAATTTACTCATAATATATAATTGTTTCTTAATAAATATCACGAAGATTTGTATTATTCAAATAATATCTGTAATTTCGCAGCAGAATTGATATTTATATGAAAATATAGTATTAAGATGAAACAGTTGATTAGATTAACAGAGAGTGACATACATAATATAGTAAAAGAAGTAATCAATGAAATAGGCTATCGTGGTGCTGCACTAACACATGGTGCAAACTACAATGCGCAACAAGATTATATGAATAGTAGAAATTCTAATGCGAGAACAAAAATGGGAGGTAGCGAAAACTTAACGATGAAAGCATTGTCACTTGCAATACACGACAACTTTCCAAACTTGACCCTTGAGTTTGTTGAACACAATGAGAAGACAAATCAGTCGTACCCTGTCGATTTGCGTTTCACTGATGTAAAATACATAGACAATGAAAGAGTTGTACTGCATGGACAATTAACTGTATCATTGAAGCCATTTGGCATTGGGGCAATTGAATACAATTTCAATACGCAAGACTTTTATAGAGTGTCTTATTCTGACAAAACTACACGTAGTAGAAAGTTACATACGTTACTACCTCATAATGAAGAACAGATAAAAAGTGTGTTAACATTTGTTTCTAACTATCTCTATGCAAGAGAAGATTATGAAACCAATATTAACATGAATGGTTCAACACCTTCTAAACCACATTAATAGAAATGAGCAGCCAAGTTAGGCTGCTCATCTTTTGTATATTTATGTAAGAACGTTATTTTGTGTCAACAAGTATATCGTTCCCAAATATTATCCTAAAATATATTATTCTTAAACAATCAATGAACTTACGCATAATGGTTATTGCAGTTATAAAACATATTCATTCTCTCCTTTTTTATGTAGTCTCCAAGGCTCTTTTGTTACTTTGTTTATCATACAATGTCCACAGAAATGCTTTGGTATCTTCGCCCAATCGTCTATCTGTTTGATAGATGTTACATCTTTCATTTCTAGATATTCCTCATCTTTCATGTTATATCCGAAGCGTTTGTTTAAATGCTTGATATAGGCAGAGAAGCAACAGATATGCAGATGTGTGCCTACAAGTTGAAAACAGTGCTGCCACGATGGAATAGAGCAGATGCTGAAGTTATGTTTATAGTCTTGCTGTCTAGTAATATCAAACTTATGGTGAAAGAAATCAACATCAAAATTATAAAACCCTATACGGAGTCCCTTATATCTTTCTGAATAGCGTACTACAAGTCCATTATAATCTATACCAATAGGATATTTCGTAAACGTTATCTCTATGTCATTATCTATACACGCTTTAAAGAACTCGTCAGGCATTGATTGCAGAAGTATTCCGTTTGTTATAATTTTTATACTCTTGGTATAATATTTTCTCGTTATTCGCATGATGTCTATCAAGTTTTTATTCTTCAAAGGCTCTCCTCCCAACAAGTGTATGGCATTGAAATAGTTCAGTACATTATAGTCTATCTTACTAAGATTAGCCTCGTGTTCTTGTGGGGTGAGATAAGACTCTTCTGCTATCTGCGAGAAGTGACAACATGCGGAACAGTTAAGATTACATGTTTCACAGACATGTATTTCAAGATTTATATACATATTTTTAAAGTTTTACAATAATTCATTGCGGAAAATATGGTATCGTCCATATTCATATATCTAAACAGCCCTATCCTTCCACCAAGATGTATGTTAGGGTGTTTCTCAGAGAGTAGGGAACAATAACGTTCATATAAGATGTTATTTTTCTCATTTTCAATGGGGTAATATCGTTCTAACCCCTTCTTCCATTTCTGTGGATATTCGTAGGTTACTATAGTTTCCACGTTTGGTTGAGTGGCATTTAAAAAGATATGGTCTATACTACGAGTATATTGATGTTTTATACTGAAATCATTCAGCAATGGGCATCCTTGACCATTATGTCCGTTATACAAATATTTTTCATCCTTAAACATCAGACTCCTCCATTCCAACTCGCCAAAACTGTAGTTCAATAGTTCATCAACACTGCCACAATATATTATCATGTCGTAACTCTTGCAGTAATAGTCTTTGTTCTTTATGAAATCCTTATTAAGATGGTACTCTATTGGTTTTTCTCCATCCGTTCCATTGATAATATTACTTATCAGTTCTGTGTATCCGTTTATAGGGAGTCCTTGCCAATAGTCACTAAAATATCTATTATCGTAGGAAAACCTGATAGGCAGACGTTTTATAATACTAACTGGTAGATTATCTGCGCTATCCCCCCACTGCTTTTCAGTATACACCTTTATAAGTTTTTCGTATATGGTATCTCCTACAAGTTGCCGTGCCTTTCCAGAAAAGCTACCATCGTGAGTTTTATTCTTTTCTTCCTCTATCTTCTTGAAAGCATCTTCTGGCTTGTCTGTTTTGAAGAGTTTCTGAAAGGTGTACATATTGAAAGGCAGAGAGTAGATGTCATTGTTCTCGTCTTTTCCAATAACCTTTAGTTCATACTGTCTGAAAGCAGAATACTTGTTAACAAAGTCCCACACCTCTTTGTTGGAGGTATGAAACACGTGTATACCGTATTTTTGTATCGTGACACCATTATAGTTATAGTCATAGCAAGCACCACCGATATGAGGCGATTTATCAATCATAACAACCTCACACCCAGCATTAGAAAGAAGTCTGCCACAAACAGCACCATACAATCCACAACCTACTATTAATATCTTATTCAACATGGCCACAATTTATATCTTTAAAACTAACTCTTTTGTGTGTTCCTATATAAATAGCCACAAGGTCTTCTAATGTGTAGGCATAGAGCCTCCAGTTATTACAGTAGCTATTCAACCCTTCATCATCATCGAAAATCCTCAGATATTCTTCCTTGGACTGATATATAGCGTCCATCGAATGGTCATAAAATGTTTCTATCTTCTCCTTGCCGATGCTTTTATGGTAAGCTATCACTTTGTTGCTGATATGCTTTATCCAGTCTTCTTTACTTCTCAGCCCATATTTATCAGAAACGAAGTCTATATATCCGAATATAAACGACATCATATCACAGAATATATCCCATTTACAAGCATACATTGCACGACAAGGAAATCTCACATACCCATCTTCATTGAGAGTACAGAACTTCTTCAATGAGTCTTGTGGTATAATTTTCTGACATCGCAAATATTCTTGTATATCATCAATCATAAATGGTGGCATGTAGGTGTTCCTTGCTGCTAACGGATAATCGTATGATGTCTTAAAATGTGGCTCGTCAAGAAAAAGACAATGAAAATACTGAATAGCGCCTTCACGCACTTTATGGAGGATGATAGAGTCAAACTCTATCATCCTTCTATAATGACAAAAAGCAACATATTTGGAATAAATATTATTCTTCCATACATAGTACTGACAGACAAATTCATTAAGGAATCTGTTAAGATAATTAATATTTTCACCTTCTATTTCGTCATTGGTGACAAACTTTTTCCTATACAAGCTATCATCTAACGTATTCAGATGCTCTTTGTTTGTTCCAACGACCCAGATATTTAAAATCTTGTCGTAGTCCATTACTCTTCCTCTAAAATTTCCTTATTAATATCGTATTGAGGATTCTGCAAGATTATATCATCATGTCTCTCCTTCTCTTCTATATCTACTCCGATACTCCCATAGAACTCCTTATAGGACTCTTCCGTATACAGCTCGTCTTTGTAGTTGTCGATACTGTCAGCAGAACCTAAATCAATATCTTCTCCCATAATAAATCCATCTTCTTTACGAACAATAAAGCAACCTTCATCTGCTTTATAAATACTTGTATTTTCTATATGTTTCATAATTTATTGCTTATATTATACATTTATTATTTGTGAACCAACAGGTTTATATTCTGTCTGGAAAGTATCTCCAACAGTATTGTGAGATATTATCTTTTCTGTACCTATATTATTTACACCTTGACAGATTTTGATGTTGCAAAGCTGATTTGAATAACTCGTTGTCTGTGTTGTTGTAAGCGTGATATACCAATTACCATTCTCAATAATATTATGTTTACAGTAGGCTTTTGCAAATTTATTGCCAGCACAATAATTGCCAAATGTGTTATATTTGCACTCTGGGCCATTTAATGTGTTGAAACTACACACATTACCAAATATGTTGCAATAACACGAGTCACCAAATATGTTGGAATGAAAGTAATTACCAAATATATTGGAATAGCATTGGTCGCCAAACGTGTTGTTATCGCATTGATTGCTAAACGTGTTGTTATAGCAGTTGTTGCCAAACGTATTGCTATGGCAGTTGTAGCTAAACGTATTGTTATAGCAGGTGTTGCCAAACGTATTGTTATAGCAGTTGTTGCCAAACGTATTGCTATGGCAGTTGTAGCTAAACGTGTTGTTATAGCAGTTGTTGCCAAACGTATTGCTATGGCAGTTGTAGCTAAACGTATTGTTATAGCAGGTGTTGCCAAACGTATTGTTATAGCAGTTGTTGCCAAAAAAAACATTATTTGGTAGTGTGTTATCTGTTCGTATTTTTATAACGTTATTATGTACATTTTTACCCTTTGATAGAGAGTAATCAGTCTGTACCCCTCCACCATTATCGCTTGAGAATGTATAAGTCCAAATAAAATTGGAGGTATTAGGAATGGTTAAACAAGAAGGTAGACCGCTAGTCTGTGCCCCCATATACCTAGAATCTATGCCATAACGCCCATTGCTATCTGTTACATTCCATCTCTTGAACTGTATATTCTTGAAGTCATAAGGACAGTCGTTATCAAACTCGTCAATCATTCTAAGAATAGTTCCTTTTCCTTCTTCTTCAGAGTAGACATAGAACTCTATAGCAGGACCTTGTGTCAGACTTCCGTAATTATTTGTATATGTATAGTCCCCTACTGTTTTAGTAAGGGTATAAAAATCTCCGTATGAATTTGTATGCCACTTATAATATTCCGTATTGTTGATAACCTCAGTACCGATATAGTCGGCTTGCCTTTGTGAACCGTAAAGTGTAAATGTTATGTATTCAACAGGTATTAGCGACCAATAGATGTTATCGATAGTATATCTCAGTTTCCATGCAGCAAGATTGCAATTAGCAAAATATGTATCTCCTTCATGTAAAGCAGCATAAGCATTTTCATTGAGAACATTTACATCATCAGCTCTTACAATAATATCAAATTGATGTCCTGCTGATTGGGTATCTGCTTGTGTTGTGGTACATGTATAGTCAGTAATTCTATACCATTGTCCTGGAACAAGCTGTGAATTGTCTCTGAGATTTTTCAGATTTATCCATGTGATATTAATTGTATTACCTATTTTTCCTTCCAATATTGTATTCAAATCATTCAATGCAGTTGACACAACAAGTTCATTCTCAGCAACAACCTTCGTTGCAATTGGGTTTGTTGAACCACTGTTTGAAGATGTAATTGCAGTTACAATGTCACTTGTATTAACTTTTCCACTAATTGAATTATCAATCTGTGTCTGAACTGCTCCAGTGGTGAAGTGTATTGTAGTATCAGCAGTGTGTCCTGTATATGTTGCACTGTTCACCTTTGCCCCCAATGCATTACTAATCTCAGTAGCGCCACTTGTCTCTGACTTGGTATAATAATTGCTCAAGTCTGTTGGTGTATATGCTGAAGCATCAAGTTTCCTTTCATCAAGGTCTGTCAATGCAGCAGATACAATTTCCTCATTCTCAATAATAACCTCAGTGATTGAAGAAGATGTAAATCCACTTCCAACAAGGTTATCAATTGCTGTCTTATTATAATAATTTGATGGGTCAAATATACTAGTTAATGGAATTGAAATATCTTGTTTTCCACTTGCTGTGTTAAAATCAACCACAAGATTGCCATTTTCAATCCTTACATCATCAACCATTCCGTCAACAATGAAGTCGCTTGCGTCTATAGTAGCCTTTATTGTATTTCCGTGATAGAAATTAATTACCTTAGTAGTACCACTGTCTTCATACTTTGCATCATCGAAGAAATCAGAAATTGCAGAATCATCAAGTTTTTCATCCCAAGCTGTCTTATCGGCAGCAGTGACGTGTATTTCAGTATTTTCAGTATGTGCGCTTACAGCACCGCTTAATGCAACAAATGCATTAGTCCACACAAGCTCATTGTCAGTCGCAGCCTTATATACAGCCTTACTTGATACTGGATTCGTACTTGCTGATGTTGTTTCATCAATTACTTGGTCAACATCAATGTTTCCAATCTCATCTTGAAGTCTAACATCATCACCATCCTTATTTACAATATAGATGTCACCATTCTGACGAATCTCAAATGCATTATGCCTTGCTGATGGTGATGTACCATTACCAATGCTGAATAATGTATTTCCACTGTTGCCAAATGTTGCCGATGCCTCGGATGATACATTATATTGACCGCTAGCGTGTTCTGATTCGTTATTTGTCTCAGTATAATATCCTTCAGCGTGAGAATTATTACCATTTGCTATTGTAAAATATCCTTCAGCATGAGAATACCTACCATTTGCTTGTGTTCCACCACCTTCAGCATGAGAACAATATCCATTTACTTGTGTTCCACCTCCTTCGGCATGTGAAGCATATCCACGTGCTATTGTTCCACCACCTTCAGCATGAGAACAACTACCACTTGCTTGTGTTCCACTACCTTCAGCATGAGAAGAATCACCACTTGCTGTTGTTCCACCTCCTTCAGCGTGAGAATTATTACCATTTGCTGTTGTTCCACCTCCTTCGGCATGTGAAGCATATCCACGTGCTATTGTTCCACCACCTTCAGCGTGAGAACAATATCCATTTGCTGTTGTTCTAGTTCCTTCAGCGTGAGAAGCTACTCCAGTACCACTTGTTTGATGACCTTCTGCAACAGAATAATCACCGCTTGCAGTACCACTTGAGCCTTTAAGAACAGCAGAACGTTCACCAGTACCACTCTCCCAAATTTCAGTGTACGCACTTGAGTCCATCTTCCTTGAGTTAAGGTCGTTCAATGCCTCTGCGATGACCCTTTCATTGTCATCAATGTATTCCCTTGAATATCCACGTGGGAAATCAACAACATCACCAGTGCTGTTCTTTATAAAAAGTTTCTCATCACCAGCGAAATCGTTTACACCAATTTCAGCAACCTTCAACTGCGCTGCGGTAGGCGCTTTACCTTCAACACTACTTTTAATGTGTTGATACCTAAATCTTGCCATAGTTTTTGAATATAAATTCTATTATTATCTTAAAAAAGGCGATGGTAATCTCTCAACCACCACCTTTTATAAAAAATTTGTAATTTTTACCCTAATTAAAATTCACCTGCTGTAAGTGTAATCTCTTCAGCCTCAGTTGCAACGATTGTAGAACCGCCACCAAGTGTAAGTGTAATTCCAGCAGTTGCATCAACAGCCATGCTTACAACGTCAGCATTTTGTCTTGCGGTAGCCTCTGCTGTATCTGCGGCAGTTCTAGCAGAAATCTCTGCATCTAATGCATCTTGTAACGCAGTCTCTGAACTAGTTGCACGAGTAGTTTCAACTGCTATTGCAGCATCAGTCTCAGCCTTTGTATAGTAATTGTCAGCATCGAACAAGTCACCAATGTCGATTCTAGTTGTCTCCTTACCAGCGTCTGTGTTCCAAATGATTACAAGGTAAGTTGTACCTCCAGTGGTCTCAAGTGTAACACTGTCAATCATTCCATCCTTGATGAAATCAGTTGCATCAATTGAATCAATCTTTACATTGTTAGCGTTGTAGAAATCAATTGTCTTTCCGCTTGAATTATAATCAACACTAGCAACAGCATTTGCCTTACGTTCTGCAACCTCATCAGCCAAAGCGTCAACGATTGCTGTTTCTGCGCTCAATGCTCTAGTCTTTTCAGCCTCAATCTTTGCATCAAGTGCTGCTTCAGCAGCTTCTGCTCTAGTAATTTCTTCTTCAAGTGCTTGAGTAGAACCACTCTCAATTGCGCTAATTCTGTCGTTAAGTGCTGTCTCTGCGCTAATTGCACGAGCCTCTTCTGCATCAACATCAGCAGCTCTATCAGCAATCTCCTGGTCTACCTTGCCATCAACAGCTTCAATCAAGTTTCCAAGTGCGGTTTCAGCAGATGTTGCTCTTGCTACCTCATTAGTAATTGATTGAGTTACATCTGAAAGTAATGCTAAAATCTGTTCCTCAGTTGCAACAGCTACAACATCACCAGCTGAATTCTTGAAAAAAATCTTCTCTTGACCATCTGTGATAGCAAGTGCAATTTCAGCAGCGTTTAACTTTGCAGCAGCAGCTTGTATTGCTGCAACACCAACTTTAGTGGTGAATAAATGTGAATACCTAAAATTTGCCATATTCTTTCTTTTTTGTTATTAATAAATTATTTTATTAGAATTCTCCAGCTCCAAGGTCAACTTGCTCTGCTGAAGCGAATGTTATTATATCTCCGTTATTTTTAGTAATTGAAATTGTTGCATCAGAAGCGATGTTTCCGCTAACAATGTCAGCACCCTCAAGTTCCTCTTCCTTTGCAGTTGCTCTATTAGTCTCAGCAGTAAGGTTTTGTCTTAATTGAGCAATCTTATCTTCTAAATCAGTTTTTATCTCTGTCTCAGCACTAGTTGCCCTTTCTCTTTCTGCGGCAATTTCCTCAGATACGCCACTAGTGATTGCTTCTATTTTAGCATCTATTCCAGATACCTTAACACCGTTTGAACTAACAGAAAGATAGTCTTCGCTAGTTGGGTCTTTCTTTACTGATACTTTTCCGTCAATAACTTGAAGACCGTCTTCAAACATGTCCTCGTCAATAATCTGGCTTACATCAATTTCAACGATGTCACCGTTTGCAAACTCAATGTAGATAATTCCGTCAGAAACCCAAGTTCTTTCAATAACTGCTGGAGTGAATTCAGATACATTTATTGAGCATATTTCACTGCCTTCTTGGTTCTTAAAACGTATTTTATTGTCATGCTTATAATATGTTGCATCGGCAAATAGTTTTGTTGCAGCATCTATATTTAATCTATGCAACTCACGATGCATTACATCAATAATACCATTTCCAATATCTGTATAGTCTGCACGGTCATCACCATCCCAATCTGTTAAAGCCTTAACAATATTAGAGGTGTGCGCCAAGTTGTTTGATATGATATTCTCTTTGTTTACGGCACGAAGGGTTTCTTGTCTTAGCTCATTCGCAATACCAAGTTCTACGGTTTCGGCACGTTGTTTTTCAGTTGCTATCTTATCATCGACTGAAGCCTCTATTTCGCCCTTAATAGCATTAACATAAGCCTTATCAGCTTTTGCGGTGATTTGTCTCTCCAAGTCAGCCTTGGTCTCGTCAATGTAATCTCTTACAGAACCGTCTTTAGCATCGGTATAAGAATTCGCATCGCTTAGTGCGTTGTTAGCAACTTTATCAGCATATTTCTTAGCACCGTAAATAGTATAATCCTCTTCTCTGTCACTTGCACTACCAATGATTGCATTATCTGCTTCTACTCTGTCATTGATTTCTTTTGTGAGGTCTCTCTCAAGATTATTCAATCTCTGGTCTCTCTCAAGATTTTCCTCTCTCATGTCATCAATTCTTACATTAGCTGCATCAATTCTCTGTCCAAGAGCGTTATCACCAGCAATACGGTCTCTCTTCTCTTCTTCCAAAGAACCTGCAAGGTCATCAACAGCACCGCTTACGGCTCTAAGTTCTGTTCTGTCAGCCTTTCTATTATCTAAAGAATCTAACTGTACGCCAAATCTAGCCTTATCTCTCTCATAATCAGTTTTATCAACTTTATCATTAACAGTATTAGATAAGCTGTTAACTCTAGACTCCAATGCGTTTAAATCTGTCTTATCAGCCTTGCTAGGTAATGATACATTATTAATCTCATTGATGTCGTTGGTATTATTTGCCACATTTTCCGTTAACTCAGCAATGTCTTCTTGAATATCAGCAATTTCATCATCATACCTTGTTTCTAGAGTATCTAGTTTGTCATTTATGGTATCAATTTTACCATTTGTTACAGTCTTATATTGAGTTAAATCACTATTAAGTTCATTATATTGGTTGTACAGTGTTGTTTGAATATTACCTACTCTGTCTTCAAGTGCGTTTAATCTCGCCTTGCTTGCATATTTACCATCGGCATCAACTTCTGTTATGAACCCTCTGCTCATTACCCAGTCTTCAGTTGCATATGCATCACCGATTTCTTCAAGCTTCTCGTCTATATCTTGCTTTGTATATACATCAGATTTATTGGCAAATGTATTATAAGCTTCAGCTTTGTCAAGTTTTTTATCAACGTTTGTTTCTAACGAATTAAGTCTTTCTTTTGTTTCTTCCTCAAATGTAGATGTTTCTGCAAGGTGTTCATTGAGCCTATTATCAACATTATCAATGTGTGCAGATAAGATTCCCAATTCATCATATATTGGGTTAAAATCGTCAACAAGTTCATTAATCTTATTGGTGATTTCCTCGTCACGCTGTTCAAGACTATCAATTCTTTCTCTATTTTTGTTAATTCCCTTTGCTAACCACTTATTGATAATGTCTTGCTTGTCAACAAATGTGTCAACCTTACCGCTAAGTTCATTAACGGTAGCAAGGTCAGCTTTACCCTTAGTTGCACCAGATATTGCATTGATTTCCTTATCTTGTTCCTTATTTACCTCACGAATATCACTTAAATCGGCATTAGGCAAACCAATATAGCTATTCTGGTCAGCATATCCATAGAATTCTAGGTGTCTTATTCTTTTTCCCATAATTTTATGATTAATTTTATATATTACGTAATTATAACTTGTATGTTAGTACTAATTTACTATAAATAGTTTTTTTAAACTAAAAATATTTGTAATCTAGTACTAAGTTACATAAAAAAGAGCAACCATCACTGATTGCTCTTTATCTAATCTCTAAAATTAATCCTTTTTAACTGTGTATACTGTACTGTCCCCATCTGTTGAAGTTTCAACATGATAGCCTTCTGGAACAAATGATGTGTGTTCACCCTCTGCCCTATTATCTGCTGGATTGAAGTCATAGAACTTACCGCCAGTTACAACAATCTTTGCAGTTCCTGCTCTGTAATTTGCATCATAGCAGTTCAATAAGAATGTCTTATCGTCACCAAGGTTCTTGAATACACCAGCACTGATGTTGATTGTACCAAGATAGCAATAGATGAGTTCACCACCGCTTCTGTCTGTTACATAAGTAGGTTCAGCAGCGAAGAATCCACTTGTACCACTTAAGTTGATTACGGTATCAGCACCATTTGTCTCAACGGCAATACGCCCAGCAGCATCGAAAGTTCCATTGCCCATAATTGTGAGTTTTTGCTGTCCTCTTGTCATAATGCTAGGGTTATTTGTTGTTGAGCCACTGAATGTAAGGTTCTTTCCATTGAGATTCAACGTGGTCTCGTTCTTAGATGTGATTCCACCAGTGTATGTTGATGTTGTGATGTCTTCTCCTAATTTAACAGTACCATTCTTCTTCATCATATTGTTGAAAGTACCGTCAGCAGGAACACCCCACTCAACATTTCCTCCAAGTTCACTTACTATTTCCTTCAAGTTGTTATAGTCCTTCTTAACTTGAACAATCTCAGCTTCCTTCTCAGAAATCAAAGCATCCACCTCTTCCTTGGTATAGGTTGTTTCCCTATCAGCCTTCAAGTCAATTGCAGACTGCAAATCAGTTTCAGCAGAAATAGCCCTCTGAGACTCATTCTCAACCTCAGTGAATAAATTGTCCACAGCACCACTTATAATGCTGTCAACAGCCGCCAAATCGCCAACAAAACCATCAACTGAAGCTTTATCATAGTAATTGTTTGGGTTGAATATGTCTGTCAAAGGAATCTGAATATCTTGCTTTCCACTATCTGTATTGAAAGTAATAACAAGCTTATCGTTTTCTATTTTAACATCATCAACCATTCCATCCTTAATGAATTTAGACGCATCGATTGAATCAATCTTCTCGTTATTAGCATTATAGAAGTCAATAGTCTTTCCACTCTCATCATATTCAACGCTAGCCACAGCTTCAGCCTTGCGGTCTGCAACTTCTTGGTCAATCTTAGCATCAAGTGCGGTTTCAGCAGATTTAGCCCTTGCCTCTTCATCATCAACATCAGCCTTTCTATCAGCAATCTCGTTAGTGAGTAATGTTCTAATCTCTTGTTCTGCTGATGTTGCACGACTTTCTTCGGAACTAAGTTCATCGTTTGTTGTATCAATTCTATGATTAAGTTGTCCCTCTGTTTGTGTTGCACGAGTTTTTTCAGCCTCTAATGCTGTTTCGATTTCATCTTCCCTAGCCTTTGCTCTAGTTTCCTCTGCATCAACATCAGCTATTCTATCAGCAATTTCTTGGTCAAGTTTAGACTCTATTCTCTGTTCCTCTGCTGTTGCTCTTGCAATTTCTTGGTCAAGTTTAGACTCTATTCTCTGTTCCTCACCTTCTGCACGGTCTTTTTCCACCTCAATATCAGCCTTAACGCCAGCAACCTTGACACCATTTTCACTTACTGTTAAATAATCGTCAGAATCACCGTCAATAAGAACCTTTACTACATGGTCGTTAATGGTAAGTCCATCCTTGAACTCATTCTCATCGAGAAGGTCTGTAAGGTCAATTGTTATAACGTCACCATTTGTAAAGGTGATAGTTAAGATACCATCTTTATACTCAGTTTTTTCAATGATAGAATCAGACTTAACAAAGTCAGAAACATTTAATTCTCCGACTTTATTTCCATCTTTATTGTAAAAGTAGATTTTATTATCATCTTTTACGTATTTGGTATCAGCGAAAAAACTATCTAAATCGTTTTCGTGAATTATATCAGCACTCTGGTAATTATTTTCGTCTTGATAGCCCCAAGGCTCATACATTCTAGTTTTTTTCTTTTGTAATGCCATCGTTATAATTATATTACTTTGTTATTTAAATATAAATATTTTGATGATACAGATTATATTTTCCTAATTTAATATTTTTTAAGAAAAATAATTTGGTTGTTTCAATTATTTTTCGTACATTTGCAAAAAACAATAAAATATGAGAAACGGATATTGGAAATGCGAATTTGAAAACAAAAATGGCGAAATTATAGAGAAAACCATCTATGCGAAGACATCATACGGTGCATTCAAACACACTTTTGAAATGGGTGTGAGGGATGGTTTAGAGCCAAAGTATGAAACACTAAGAGAGGCAACTGACGAAGAAGCCAAAGAATTTAAAAAAACGATAAAGAATAAAACAAAAAATTAAACTATATGGAAGAAAATTTTGACAGAGAATATTACATCGCAGCAATATGTGATAAATTTGCTTGTGATGGCATTGATGTAGACCTTTATTTTGAGACAGTAAACAAGGCAATCGACAAAACATTGGATGAATACACTGAAAATGGAAGTCTGTTAATCGAAGACTACGATATGTTTGACCAAGACCTTTATACAAATGTATCAAATGGTTTGGAAGGGCTGTACGATGATTAAAAGCCTGAATTAGAAAACGCATTAACCAAACATAACAGATTGCTAGAACTTTGTTCTGGCAATTTTTCTTCCAATGCATCAATTACAATCTTCAGTGTTGCTCCGCTGTTGATGTCCTCATCGAAAATCAAGAACTTGGCATTCTTGAACCTATCCATCAACTCTCCATTTGTCATATAACCATCAGCAATTATATATAAGTTAGACAAAAAAGGACGGAACATTTTCTTGAAACTAGTTATTTTGAACTTTTTGATATTAAATCTAAGTTTATATCCGTTTTTTTTCAAAATATCTGAGTATTCCTGCACTAGATTCATAGTTTCCATCAATAACTGATTAAACGCTTTTATCCCTATTTTCGTTTTTATTCTAAGAGAAACCTCGTTAAATATCCTTCTTGAATCATATTGTTTAGTATATAGTTTATTCTTCTCCTTTAAAAAATTCTTAACCAGATGTGTTGACACATTATCACCATTAAGGTTTTCTATGATTGTGTTGTATGCATAAATCATAGTACAGTCAAAAACCTCTTCTAATGATATTTTCTCCCTACTGTGGCTTTCAATTGATATATTACCGAATATATCCCTATTGTCGTAAATAAAGTTACGGATTGGCTCGGATACAATATACCCAATTTCATTATATGCTATGTTTTTGGCTTGACTTTCAAATTCCAACACATCCTTTGGTGAAAAACCTTTTGACAGCAAATCCTCACCATCGGCATACCTAACGTTAATTACATTCCTCTTGAAAAAATCACTGATATATTTAATTCCTAGTTTATTGGATAAATTATGGCAATAATATTCATTGAATTTTGACGAAGATGGTGCTGAAACTATAAAATCTGGACTAAACCCTTCTTTCCTTAAGGCATAGGCTGCATAATTAACCGATTTATCCAAAAATTGAGAAACACTTGAATATTCATTGCCTCCGTTTAAACCATATTGCTGCTTAAAATGTCCATCCTTAACTCCATTAAGGGAAAAATTTTGCGCAATATTTGGCGTTATGGAATTGTCATATCTTATATCCAACTGTTTCAAATTTCCATTTTGGTCTTTCTCCCTACTGTCTTTATCAATACCTAGTAACGAGTCAGTATTGCCATTTTGCCTTATACTTCCGTGTTTAATCGCATCGCTGAAATTGAAATCAGTCATGGAAAACAACGATATATACTTGACATTGGTGTTTGGAACAATACCAGTTATATATCTCGCAATATTATTACTATTATCGTCAGAATTAGATACCCTACCATAAGTCATTGACAACCTATTATAGTCAGATTCTATTCTATTAATTGATTTTTTACACAAATCTATTATTCTGTTATCAGAAAAAGATGAATTAAGCCATTTGTTTATTGATGTCTCAGTTATTTTGTCCAAACCATTAGGAAGAACACATTTACCCACACGACCATTGGTAACATAATCAATAACTATCTTGTATGCATCAATAGCTGCCTTCTTTGACACATAATCTTGAGATAATGATTTTGAATTACCCATAGGCTTACCATTTTTTGACAGCATCTTTCCATTTAAAATATCATCTTTTGTTCCGAACACACGAGTATCAACACTATTAGCACCCTTGTTGGAATTGTTGTCTTTCCTCTGATTTACGGACAAATTTAACATACCATTATCTAAACGAGTCCAATCAATGCCCTCCAATGCTAATAGCCTTGACTCGTTTATATAGATTTTTTTTGAACTATTGTCTTTCGTATATAATATCATAAAACTTTTCTACCAAATACCTTGTTTATTGATTCAATAATCGCACGTTTGATTATTCCTTCATTTTTCTCCCATTCATAGTCATTGTTATCCCTCTCACCGTTGTAAGTCTCATAGTTATCATCATTCCAAACAACCTCTCTAGGTCGTTTTTGAGCATTCTGAGGCGTTTTAACTATCTGTTGGCTATCGTAGTCCAACAACTCCTTTAAATGCCTTGTAAGTGCTGTGTATAAACTTTGGTCATAACCCTTCTTACCACCAATACGCTTCATATGGTATCCTAGTTTTTCAGCAAATACATGAATTGCCCTAGGAGAGATATTCTTTCCTAGAGAATTTCTAAATTTCTTACTTATTTCTTGTGCCGACCACAACATATTTTTCTATTTATTATATAAATAGATTTTCAACTCAAATAATATTTATTCCAATTTATTTGTTTTTTTAGATTTTTTAACATATATTTGCACAAAATTAAGAAGTGATGACATCTTGGTATGCCTATAGCTTCCAATAACGATATAAACAGTTCAAATAATGAGAGAAATTACAAGCGAGGTCGTTAACACATTCCTCAACGGACATGACCCAATGGAACATATTATTACCATTGAGTGCGCCTATGACGAAGACAAGGTTAGCATCGTCTACATTAACGACAAAGGACAAAAAAGAATCAAACTAGATGACTTTAAACCATTTGTGTGGGTTAAAAACAGTGCTGCAATCCGATTATTCGGAGGTGACAGAAAGAAAATAATGTCAAGACTCAGACAGTATGGAATAAGTGTCAAAAAACTCATTACAACAGAAGAGGGCAAGGCAGAAGTAAGTGACCGACTTGAAAACGGCTATAAGTACATGTTCTATGCCACAAGGAGAATGAGCAACAAAACATTCCAACAGTTCTTTCAAGAAGCTGGAGTTCCAATTAATGAAAGAGCTAAAAAAGACCAACCAAACGAATCAAACAGAGAATTTCTAGCAGTAACACCAGTTGAACAATATATGATTCAAACTGGTAAACGTCTATTTAAAGGTTATAATAACTACGATGACCTTACACGTCTCACGTTTGACTTGGAAACACAAGGTCTTAACCCTAAAATACACAGAATTGAACAGATTGGTATTCACACCAATAAGGGTTATGACAAAATCATTGAAATAGAGGGTAAGACAAAAGCTGAGTTAGATGCTGCTGAAATGGCTGGAATTGAACAAGCGATTTTTATTCTATCACAGATTCAGCCAGATGTAATCGCAGGTCATAACTCAGAAAACTTTGACTGGGATTTCTTCATGGTTCGTTATGATGAACTTGGTGGAGATTTCCAAGAAATGACACTGAGATACTTTAAACACCCAATATATAAGAAAGCAAAAGAATCTGTTCTAAAGTTAGGACAAGAGGTGGAATACTATCGCCCAACTGTAATGTGGGGCCACATTATCCTAGACTCATTACATGCAGCACGTAGAGCGCAAGCATTGGATTCAAGTATGAAGTCCTCAAACTTGAAATACGTCACCAAATACCTTAAATTAAAGAAGCCAAATAGGGTGTATGTTCCTGGTGATAAGATTACATCAACTTGGAATGTTCAAGAAAAAGTATATGGTTTCTCAGATACAGATGGAGATTGGTACAGAATTACAGAAAAAAGACCATTGCTAGATGGTTATGAACTTGTGAGTGGACGTTACATTGTAGAACGTTATCTTCTCGATGACTTGTGGGAAACCGATAAGGTTGAAGAGAAACTTAATGAGTCTAACTTCTTGGTAGGTAAGATGTTACCAACAACATTTACTAGGGCTTGCACAATGGGTACAGCAGGTATTTGGAAACTTATCATGCTTGCATGGTGTTATGAAAATGGTTTGGCAGTGCCAGCAGCAGCGCCTAGCAAACGTTTCACAGGTGGCCTCTCACGACTTCTTAAGACTGGTTTCGTTGACCGCATTGTTAAACTTGACTATAACTCCTTGTATCCTTCAATAATTCTTACATGGCATGTGTCAACGCCAATTGATATTATGAATGTCATGCTTTCATTCCTTGAATACATTCTAACACAGCGTGAGAAATACAAAGATTTGAAGGGTGCAGCAGGTGATAGGGCAAAATCTCTCAAGAAAGAACTAGCAGCATACGATGGATTGGATGAATTGTTTAAGAGGAATCTAAAGACTGAAATTCAGAAATGGGAGATTGAGAAAACAGGTAACGATAAAAAACAGTTGCCTTTGAAAATTCTTGCTAACTCATTCTTCGGTTCTTATGGTGCTCCTAATATATTCCCATTCGGTGATGTTGATGCAGCAGAAAAAACAACTTGTATTGGTCGTATGTCTCTTAGACTTATGATTTATCATTTTACACAAATTGGCTATACTCCTATCGTGGGTGATAGTGTCACATACGACACTCCTATACTTGTTAAAGGTGAAGATAATAGAATTGACATTATCCCTATATGTGATTTGTTCAATGAGAATGAAGCAGTTGAATTTAACAAAGAACAATACAGAGATTTCTCTAAAAAAAATTGTAAAGTTCTTACAAGGGATGGATGGAAATCTATTGAATATGTATACAAACACAAGACAAGCAAGCAACTCAAAAGAGTAGAAACAAAAAACGGACTTATTGACTGCACAGAAGACCATTCTTTGTTCGATAATAATGGTAATGAAGTAAAACCTTCTACACTTACTCGTGGTGACAAAATAGAAGTATACACCAAAGATATTGACTATTTCGTAAGTTCAACAGTAACTGATAGAGAGGCTTGGCTATTTGGCTTCTTTATGGCTGATGGCAGCTCTGTATACTGTGACAGAACCCAAAAATATTACTCTAAACGAAAGGGTGAATGGGTAATACATAATGGTAAAAGAGCTAATTGGAAAATCTCTAATAAATCTCTTGATAGACTTAATAAAGCAAAAGAAATATTAGAAGATAGCTTCTTACTTAAAGCATCAATTAAAGACCATAGAACATCATCAAACGTCTATAATTTGGTTGTAGAAAATGTTGAGAATGCTAAATTTTTCTCTAATAATTTCTACACATCATACAGATATAAAAAGGTTCCAGAGTTTATATTGAATGCTAAGAAAGAAGTTAAAAAAGCATTCTTAGATGGATTCTGTTGTGGTGATGGACAAAACGATACAATTGATGAATGTATAGAATTTGGTCAGAAATCAAAGGTAGCTATGGCTGGGCTTTATTTCTTGATGAAAGAACTTGGGTATAATTTCCGTTGTCATAATAGAAACGATAAACAAGAATTCATTAGTTTCAGTCTTAGGAATCATCGTGGAAATCTATTGAACGAAAACTATTCAGATAGGAAAGAAGATGAGGTGTGGAATTGCGGAAGCATTACTAGCAAATCAGAATATGTATACGACATATCAGCTAATGGTACATTCGTAAATGCTCTTGGTATGATTGTATGCCACAATACTGATGGCTTCAATTTCCAAATGCCAACAGAAGATAAATTCAGATACACAGAAGAGCATCCTTATATTGGTAAGGGCCTTGGACGTAATACGGAAAAAGGTAAAGCCTATACCAAAGTAGAAGCTGACGTTGCAGAGTTTGAAGATATGTATATGTCTCAAGCATATAATGGAGGTATTAACAAAATGGGTCTTGGTATTGATGAATATTGTGATGCAACTATTAACTTCGCAAGAAAGAACTATGCCGACTTAATGCCTGATGGTACAACTAAGAAGGTTGGTAACACAATTAAGTCAAGAAAGATGAGTGGATACCTTGAGAAATTCATTGACGAAGGCGTAGATTTGCTTCTTAGGGGAAATGGATATAAATTCTTGTCGAATTATTATGATTATATAGAAAAAATTTACAATTATCAAATTCCAATTAAGGACATAGCTTCTAAGGGTAATATCAAGAAGACGATTAAAGATTATATTGCAGACTGTAAAACATTAACAAAAGCTGGCTCAAAGAAATCTCGTCAAGCTTGGTATGAACTTGTGATAAGAGAAAATATGAATGTAAATGTAAGTGACACAATATATTACATTAATACTGGTACCAAAAAAGGTCACTCTGATGTAAAACGTGTAACACACTATTATGCATATGATGAGAATGGCGATAAAATTGAAATAACAAAAGAGGTTGAAAAATTATACAAAGAAAACTCAAAGGTTGCTGCTGATGCTGGTGTTGACTCAAAGAAAACTCGTCTTGAGTTTGCAAAACAGCAATATGGCTCATCTGCATTTGATGAAGATGAAATCATACTTAACTGTAAACTAGTTCCAAATGAAATCCTTGATAAAGAGGAAGACGTTCTTTGCAGCGAATATGAAGGATTGGAATACAATGTGGAGAAATACATTGACCAATTCAATAAAAGAATAACACCATTGTTGGTTTGTTTCCACCCAGATATTAGGAATAAAATATTGATAAATAACCCAAAAGACAGACTTTTCTTTACAGAAGAGCAATCTAAATTAGTAAGCGGTTATCCTAATAAGGAAGAAGACCAAGATACGTTTGAGGCGTTGATGACCCCAGAAAGAAAAGAAATAGAATTTTGGGTTAAAATTAATGAAACTCCTCCTTTTATAAAAGAATGTAATATTGATTGGGATGCACTAGTGAAAAAATACTTGGAAGATGTTGAAAACGAGAAAAACGAACTCTTTGAAACAGAAAACGCCAAATACCTTGAGGCATTGGATGCTATTACGAATAAAGACGTTGAGGAATTTGAAAGCGAAGGCAAAATACCAACCGTATTATCAACAATAGTTACATTAGGTTCTGATATGAGATTCTATTTCAAGAAAATACCAAATAAAACTCCATCTACTGGAGGCTTCATCTTTGATGACATACAATATGATTATATTGATAGAAATGAACAATAAAAAAAGAGGCTAGAACTAATCTAGCCTCCTTTTTATTTTATTAGTTATCTTACGTTGTTATTGTAATCATAACTACTTGGTTGGTCTTCTGATAAATAGTTGGTGTTATATCCAGCCGCATCAGCTTTATGCCTTGCCTCTATATCTTCTGCATTGTGCTCATCATAATACAAGCCGCAATCCCAAACATTACTCAAATATATACCATTCTGTGGGGTATCAACAGAAGGTACAACACCACCTCCATCAGTCAAACATACTATTCTAAGAGCGTTGGTATCTGTGAACTCTGTGTTAGTTGGGTCAATATAATCGCCACTAAGATTATCGATAATGATTTCTTCATCTTCCACATATTCACCACTAGAGCCATTACCACGTGACAACTTAACGTCAACTACCATCTTCTTATTAGCACCATCGTCAATCCATTCTGATTTTGTTGTGCATGTCTCACCGCTAACCCACATTTCCATGATTTCACAAAGCTGATATGCCATTAATTGGTCTGCATCTTGGAATGAAGTAGCTGCACTTATAATGCAATTGTGTACATCTGGCTTGTATTCGATACCTTCACCACACCCACCAGGTGCTGCATCACCAAATAAAGTCTTGTAAATCGAATCAGTTTTTCCGCTTACACATTCAGCTATGGTTGCAGCACTTGCTACTATGTCACCAGGAACATATAACGCATCTCCATCAACCATAAGAAGGTTATCTGTATGAGCTGCTATTTTAACATCAGCTCTTAAAACATCAGTAACTCCAGAAGGGTCAAGTGTTTTTGTAAGTTTAATAGGGGTACCATCATTATCAACAGTCCACTCATTCACTAATTCTTCAGCTGGTATTGTGACAGTTCTTGTTTCACCAGCGGCTGTTTTATAAATAATTATGATGTTTTTATGAACTGAATCATATTCTATCCTATCAACAATAGAACCAGCATTGAGTTGTATCTCTTTATCTGGTAGATTATTTCTCTTTAATGTTAACTTATTTGTAACACCATTATATTCAAAATCAACAGTAGAATATAAACCAGTCAAGTTATTGGTAATGGTATTAGCCGAGTCTGTAGCAACTTTAACAATTGCTGTTACGTCAGTACCAACTCTCTCAAAATCGATACTTGTGGTATCTTTGAAGTTAAGAGTTTGAGCCGAAATTGCATTTCTAAGTTCTTCCTCAGTTCTTTCTGCTCTTGCAACCTCATCAGTAATATCTCTACTAAGTCCACTTTCAGCGTTAATAGCTCTAGTTGCCTCTGCTACAATCTTTTCTTCGATACGCTGTTCCTCACCTTCTGCACGAGAAATTTCTGCTGCAAGAGCATTCTCAAGTGAATCAACTCCACCTTCTGCCTCATTCATTCTATCACTCAATGATGCAATATCAGCCTTGTTTTGTTCAATTTGGGCATTTGATACATAAAGAGCACCGTTGTCATTTACTAAGATGTTATCCTCATGGTCTGAAATAACTGATTCTGCATAAAGGACATCTTGAGTTGCACCACTTTTTCTGAATTTGGAAAGTTTAATTGCACCATTTGTGTCTTCAGATACACGCCATTCATCAATCAAATCATGTACTGGAATAACAACATCTGGCATTCTCTGACCGTTAACTGTATATTCGATAATGATTGCTTCCCTTATTTGGTCATAATAAATCTTATCTATAACAGAATTTGTCTTCAAGTCAAATGTCTTAGTTCCATTTGTTGTCTTAAATACAAGTACATTCTTACTAGTACCAGACTCGAAGTGATAATCAAGGTCAACGCCTGCATATAAACCGTCACTGTTCAATTTAATGACATTAGGCATACCCCCAATTTCCTCTTCACTTAGATTTACACTGATAACTGGTCTAACTTGGTCTGTCTTATCAACATCAATTGAATGGTCATTATTGATAACGTCAATCAATCTACCTTCAGTATTTGCACTAAGAACATCAATCTCAGCTTGAAGTCTTGCATCCTCACCAACACGTTCAGCCTTTTCTCTATTGAATTCGTCTCTTACGGTGTTGCGAATGTTAAATCCATCACCAAGTTCATCATCTAATTTCTTCTCAATTCTCTGCTCTTCACTATTTGCACGTACAATCTCAGCCTCTGTCTTTGCTGAAAGCAATCCAAGATTAGCATCAATTGTATCAGTCTTTGCAGATATTGTGTTTGTCTTTGCTGACAACTCATTAAACTTATAAGTTACGGTCTCATGACCATCAATTGTAAATCCGTCACCAATTGTTTGCTCAATTGTACTTATTTTTGAGTCATGTTCTGCGTCCTTTGCGGTTGAACGAGCAATTTCTGTATCAAGTTTACCTTCAATACGCTGTTCCTCGCTAGTTGCACGGTTAACCTCTGCATCAAACTCCGTTCTCAAAGTATCAACCTTACCACTAGTCTCAGTAAGTTTAGCGTTAATGTCAGCATCGTTAGCATTAAGTTTGTCAAGTTCATCACTCACATTGCCGTTTCTACCATATCTAATATTATCGGCAGCACCCTTAACGAACAACTCATGGTTCTTATCAACCAAAATGTTATCTGGGTCTTCATAAATTGCAACGTCAGCAGATACCTTGTCATTACCACCAACAACTCTCTGCTTATGAAGTTTAACGTTATGTCCGTCATTTACAATATCCCACTCCCAATCTTGCATCATTTCGCCAATTGGAACGTCACATTCTTGAATGTCACCGTTTCCATCAACATACATGATGATAAGTGTCTCTGTTAGAGGGTCATAAACAATCTTCTTAAATGCTTCAACAGAATTAAGCTTAATTTCTTCAACGCTTGTTCCACCAGTTACATTAGATGTTGTAAAAACAAGCTTATTCTCTTTGTTAAGATATTTCAAAGTTGCTGTAGAATAATAACCATCTGCTTTTTCATAAATGATATTTGTACTATCATTTGATACACCCTTTGTTGCGTCAGTAAGTGCCTCTTGGACGGTCATTTCCTCTCCATCCTTGAAGAATATGATATTATTTGCCAAACCGTCAACATACAAATATCTACCATCAGTAGTCTTCTTCAATATGTTGTATCTTCTATCAGCAAGTCTAACATCAGCTTTCAATACATCTTGCCAAGGCTCAACGTGGTTATGAAGAGAATCATCACCATATCCAACCTCTTCTCTTGTAAGTACGATAGGAGTATTTGAAGCTTCTCCTTCTACACCCCATTCATCAATAAGGTTTTCAAGTGAAACCACAATTTCAGTTTCATCCTTACACTTCAAATGCAAAGACTCATCCTTCTTACTATACCAACCAGCAACAAGATAATTGTTGTTGATAAGCCACTCCTTAGTGTCACCATTAACAGTGAAAGTAAGTCTGTCATTCTCTTTATCATACTCCATGTTTACATAAGTAAACAAACCGTCATCAGTGCTAAGAATGATGTTTGGTTTACGAGCATCGTCAAATATTTGTGATGTCGCAACAACAACATCACCACTAATGATTGTACCGTTTTCTGTTTTCTCAGAGTATAACTTCAAAGTATTGGTATCTCTTGTGAAGATAGTCAAACTCTTAATAGCCTTCTCCAACGCATCACCCAAGTCTTCAATTTCCTTCTCTGTCTTATCAATATCAATAATACAGAATCTATTATCATTGTATTGTGTTCCATCGTTAGTTGCAGAACCAATCACAAAGATAAGGTGTGGGTCATTCTCGCCAGTTGGGTCAGCCTCTGTGACATTTTTATACAAAAGAACTGTTGGCTCTCCTAATAAAGAAAAGCCATAGCTCTTATCTTCAAATGCCAAACCTTCATCGGCAAATCTTATTTGGCTATAAATATACTCAATAGCATCCTCCCTAGTTTCAAATACAGGAGTATGATGTCTTAATTGTAATCTATTGATTGTATTCATCGTTATTATATATTGTTATCAATTTATTAGATTTCGCCAAAGTTACCATCAAACTTAATCTTGATGAAATGTTCATCTATTCCATCTTTAGATTTAAGTATTAAGTTATACTCTGATTCAGAAGGAAGTGTAGATACTTTAAATTTATAATCCTCACTAGTATCTATTGTTAGACCTGAAATCTCGTCCTCAGTAGCCTTTGCCCTTTCGATTTCCTCATCAAGCTTTAGTTCGATTTCATCTTCTCTCTCTGTAGCTCTCTCGATTTCATCTTCTATCTTCTGGTCAAGTGCAGCTTCAGCTTCTTCTGCCCTAGCAATCTCAGCATCAATCTTCTCGTCAAGTCTCTGCTCTTCTGCGATTGCTCTTGCAATTTCATTGTCCAAGTCAACTCTCAACTCTGTTTCTGCGCTAATTGCACGTGAAATTTCGTTGTTAAGTCCTTCCCAAAGGTCAGCTTCTGCTTGTTTTGCTCTAGAAATCTCATCTTCAATCTTTCCATCAAGTCTAGCATCTTCCTCTTCTCTTGTTGCTGCTTCTTCAGCCAATGCTTCCCAAAGTTCAGTATCACCAGAAATACGAGCCTCAGTTTCAGCACTTAATGCCTCAATGATTTCTGTATCAGCAGAAATTCTTTCCATCTTCTCGATGTAAATTTCTTGCCTAATCTCTGTATCAGCAGAGATTCTATCTTCTTTCTCTTTGATAATGACTGGAAGAACAAGCTTTAACAATCTCTCAACTACAAGGTCATCTGTGTTATATAAGTCTTGGCTGCAACCATCCTCAGTATAAACACGATATTCCACATTGTTCTGTGCCTCACGTTCAATTGTGATTGTCTCACACTCTTGGTCGTTCAATGGCTCAACATCATCTACTGGAACTTCTCCATCACATTCTGACTCACTCTCTTCAATGTTGAAATTAGTTCTCCAACAGTATGTGATTTCCTTAACGTCAACAGCTTCACAAGGATTTTCTACTACTACAGTATCACCCTCGTTCATCTGTTTCTTCTCCCAATAGTATCCATTCCATTCATTCAAGAACAATGCCTTTCTCTTTTCAAGAACCTCACCATTGTTTACTTCTGCAAGCTCTGCGCCCTCTTGGTGTCCATCAGCAGGAATAAATCCTTCCTTCTTAGCATAGTTTGTTGCAAGCCAAATCTGACTAGTCTTAGGGAACAATATTGTCTTGTAAAGTACACCATCGATATATTCTGAATCGAAATAGTTACATCCATCATAATCCTTGACAAGTCTTACACTATAGAATGGTGATGGACATTCTGCTTCTTGAATAACACCTGATTTCTTATATGAAAATTCCTTAACATATCTATCTTGTTCAGCATCGCCATGAACGTGTGTTGTTGTCCAGAAGAATGCTTGTGCTTGGAATGCATCTGCTTGTGGTCTGTCATAAGCATCAAGACCAACCATACCTGCTGGTAGGATTGCCATTCCGTACTTGTCAACTCCAAGTGGAGAAATCTTCTTATCTTCTGGGAATTCAGATGTTGGGTCACTGATATAATCCTCATCAACATCACACGCCTCTTGTTCGAATGAACAACCTGTGGTTGGCTTTGTTGGATAACACTCACATGGGTCTTGTCCTAACCATCCACACTCTGACTTGAGATATTTACCTGCTAACTTACCAAGTTCAACATGGCATCTTGCAGACTCGTGGTTTTGGAATTCTTTACATGGCTCGATTGAGTTCAAAAGCAAATCCCAATCTGCCTTAGATGGTACACGCCATCCATGTCCTTCTTCTGCAACATTTGCTGAAATCTTATCAAGACCAGCACCGTTGTAAAGATAGCCGTAATCGCTTACATACTCAACAGTTACATATCTTGTACCAAGTTTTGCCACCTCTGGTAATTTACCTCCCTTTGTCAAGTCAATCTTTGCCTTAACAGGAGCATACATACCAGTCTTCTCAACACCGTTGATTCCAAGTGGATGAGCCATTGTTCCGTCACCTCTAAGTGTACCGTCTGTGATAACCCTTGTAAGAACGTTATCGCCCACAAGCTTCATCAACTTATCGGCTGTGACAATATCAGTGATTTTGAATTTCTTAAAACCATCCTTGCCATCATATTCGATTGTAAGGGTAGTTCCACTTTCGCCACACTCAGTGTCAACGTTTAGATTGTATGTAACGTCAGTAAGGGGAACGATAAGCTTTTCACCATTGTTTCTTGTAAGTATAAGAGACTTGTTGTTTGCATCGCCATCGTCATAAATGAACTCTGCACTCTTAATGTCCTCATCCTTTAAACTTTTGAAGTTAGAATCTATTTCATTGATTGTTAACTTGCAATTCTTAGTTACATCTTCAGGATACTCGCTTACCAACTTGTAATAGTATAGTCCTTTCATAATCTGTTACTTATTATTTTATAGTTTTATTTTAATAATAAATATAAAAAGTTTTTAACTTGTTTGTCTTTTTCTCCATATTTATATAGAGAAATGTATATAAACCATACAATTTTTATGAAACATCCAAAAAATTTCTGGAAAGATAAAGAAAATATTATGACAGAAGCAAGAAAGTACAAAACAAAAGAAGAATTCCAAAAAGGGAATTTAAGTGCCTTTCTTGCTGCCTATAGATATGGGTACATAGATGAAATGACGTGGCTTGTGAAGCAGAAGCAGCACAAGAAACATCACTGGAACTATGAAAACATAAAAAATGAGGCAATTAAATACAATACAAAAACAGACTTCTTTAAAGGAAACCAAACAGCATATAGGGCTGCACTTAAATTGGGGATAATTGATGATTTCTTCTTGAATGATTATATACAATACTAAAAAAGAGCGTTAACCATTAACGCTCTTTCTTTTATCGTTTATATTGGCAACTCTTTTCATCTGGCATTCATATATATTGCCTTTTGAGTCTAAGAACTTAAATGTCTTGCCTAAACTAATCGTATTTATTTCGTTAGACCCATTACCTTCATTGATAATCTTATTCTTCAATGAAACAGCATACTTTCTAACTATTTCCTCTACGATGGTTCTAATCATAGGATAGTCAACTTGTGCCGACATTTGTACTTGAGGCGCATATTGTGGCTGCTGATAGCCCATTCCCTCATTAACCAACTGTCTAACATCTTGTGACTGCATATTAACACGTTGTGGTTGACGTGGAGTAGGAATATCCTCAGTTAAGAATGCTAAATCATCGTTACCACCTTGAGCACCGCCAAATGCTGAATAAAGGCTAGACTCATCAATTGGATTAGTAGAGAAAGATTCTCTAATTGCTGCTGGAACATTCATGGCATTTTCTCCCATTTGTGCTCCAATCATAGGTGCTTCTGTTCTTCTGTTTCTTGATGTTGTCATCAATTGTTCTGTGATAATATCACCACCTTCTAGAGAACTGTTAACACCGTCTCTAACACCAGCGGCAATCTTATCCAAAGTGCCGTTTGATTCTAATTGTATGAGCTTTTTAGCCCTAGACATCGCATTCTGCAATTTTGCTTGTTTATCTGCTGGATTTGCGTTTGCCATTTTATCTTCTGTTTTTATTCTTTATAAAATTATTTTCATTGAAATCAACATCGTTGACATCATAAAAATTTTCATCATAACTGTTGTCAACTGGACCAGATTCTCCTTGTGGTGGCCTTGGGGCTTGATTCTGTGCATTTGCTTGTTGCAAGGCTCTTTCATAATCATCCCAATATTCATCAGCCTTCTCACTTGTTTTATCAACATTCCTAGCAAATTGAGCATATCTTTCACTATTTGGCTGTGATGTAAATACATTTTTCTTCCATTGCTGGTTTGCTGATATTGGTCCTTGAGCATTTTTAGTCGAAACCTTTGGCGCATTTGCGGCTTGTTGTCTTTCGGCTCTTGCTCTCTCCAATGGGTCATTCATATTGCCAAACTTGGCGTTGTCAACAAAAGTACCCATGCTTCTATCACCAACTCTGTTATATTCTCCATATGCATCGTCAGGTGTTGTAAAGAATTTTTTATTTCTCATAGGTTTCCAAGATGTGACCCTATCAAGCCTGAAGAACTTCCACTTTGGTGCTCCCCTTCTTGAATTACCGCTAACTTGGAATGCTCTAACTACTGGGTATCCTTTCTTTGTTGTGCCAATTGCCATTGGCTGAATTACACGACTTCCTTTGGGATTCCCACCATTGTCTTGCATACCATCATCATAAGTTATTCGTACATGATATTTGCTACGAATGGCATCTAGAACCTCATCACTAGAAACATCTTCCTTCAGAAGACTTTTAATTATGTCGCATAATTTAAGACTTATCATTGTTATTCCTTCTCGCTATATGGGTTGTATGTGACTGCCATATTCATTTCGTTAAGCTGACTTTGTGGAGTTTCCTTGATACCCTTGTAAAGATTGTTAAATCTTTCTTGGTATTGGTTATCGACAATCAGTTTTTTCAATGCTTCCAACTTAGCTTGATTTCTTTTATTTGAGAAGAAATCACGTGTCTCTTTCATTGCTTCCAATTGTTCTTCTTCGTTAAGTTCTTTCTTAACCTTCTTACCACCAAGGGTGTCAACTCTCTTGTCAACCAACTCCATACCTATTAGTATATTCTTGGCAAGGTCATTCAATCTTTTATTTTCGTAATTCATATTTTTCTATCTCGTTTAACAATTTATTACGGTCTTTAAATGTAACATTATCTTCGTCAACATTATCATAATGAGTAAAATATAATAGTTTTACGCCATTTTCCTCACAAAGTTGTTTTTTACGTTGGTCACGTTCTTTTATGACTTCATAGTTTTTGCATTTGGACTCATCACTTTTGTCACCGCTAAAACTAATTGGCTCATAATGTTGTATTCCTTGACATTCAATACCAACGTTATATTTTGGCAGATAAAAATCTAAACTTTGTAAACCAAGCCAAACTGGGTGATAATATTGTTCGTATTCAATTTTTTCTTTATCCAAAAAATCTGATATTTCTGTTTCTAAATGGCTTGCGTTACATTTAGGGCATCCTTGCTTCTGATGGATATGTTTCGCTGGAGTTTGCAAAAACTCCCCATGAATAGGGCAAACTATTTTAAATGGGATTAGCATGTCATGGTATTCACATTTATTGTAAATATATTTATCTCCATGAGCCGCTTTACACATTTCAATAACTTCGTTTAATGAATATCTAAGCGAGTTTCCCCTTCTTTCATCATAGCATTTTTGGCATCCATGACCCAATAAAAATTTCCTAGCGTTTATCACAAATTTGCCATGTTTATTACAAATTGGCGTTACGTCACTTGTTGAATTTTTATAATTGATTTCAGATAAATCATATCTATCGCCATGAACTGATTTTATAATACTAATATACTCATCTTGTGTCCTCTTCACACCACCATTACATTTTGAACAACCCCTACCCTTATTTATGTGAGAATGTGGCGTTTGTTGAAATTCTCCATGAATTTTACAAAATATTTTCATTGGAGTCCTTGCATTTACATACGAGTTTTCATCATATATGTACTTATCGCCATGCACTTTTCTAGCATCGTTAACCATTTGTTCAAATGGCTTTGCTTGCATTTTACTCTTGTCCATTGTCTCGTTTAATTTTTATTCTCGTTTGTTATTAAATAAAACGTGGAAAGTTAAAACGAGAAAAACCTTGTCAGCGGGTAGCTACTCCACACCTATCCACATTATATTGCAAATATATAAAAAATCTGGTTAAAAGCCAAATGCATTAAGGACAACCTTGCATTAGTTTTTTTGCCCAACATAATACTGTCCATCGTTAATGTTTGCTTCTGTGTTGACCAAATTTGCGCCATACATATTCAAATGGCTATATATAGAACGAGCCATTTGGACTTTACGTCCTGGAATATCGCCCCTACCATCTATATCGTACTTACCGCCAATCTGCATTTCTGGGCTTGTATCAAAGTTAGAATAATCAATTGTTCCAGTAGGTTTATTACAGTCGGGAAGATAATGCGTATGGCCTCCACTCCCGCTGCCTTTACCTTGGACATCGCCATCGCTCAATGCATCTTTATGGGTTGCTCCATATTGGTTTTCTATGTTATAATCACTACGAGTAATCTCTTCGTGTCTTTCTTCCATACCCCTTTTCTCAAGGCATGTCTGACCGTTTTGAACTGTTGTTGCCATATTTCTCTATAAATTTTAAATATTTTATTTTAATAATAAATAGTTATTTAGCTGTTTTTTAATTTGATTTACCATAAATACCATAAGTTCTATATGTGGTAAATGTTTGATTTCCAATCTTAGTTACAGTAAAATCACCAATATTTTCTTTTGGTTCTGCTGGTCTATCCTCTGGTATACCACCTTGCACGCTAGCAGCATTTTCAGCCTTTTCAGCGTCCTTTGCTGCTTTCTTAGCTTTTTTCTCCGCTTGTTTCTCTGCTTTTCTTGCGTCTCTCTCAGCTTTTGCCTCTGCTTGCTCTTTCAATTTATCCTCATAAGAAGAAACCTTAAACTCAGTTTGGATAAGATACTCAGCATCCACAAGTGTCTTGGTGTACTGCAAGTCTCTCTTCCACTCATTTCTTAAAAGATGGGTATTCCTAGCTTCCATACCAAATCGCTCAAGACAAGTTTGACCTGTATACACACGGTTTGGGTCATTATGTGGTGCGGTTTTCTTAGTACCTAATACAGATTCAATCGCATCACCTATTTTATTTAATGTATTGTTTAACGTATTTGCCATGTCTTAATTTAACGATTTGTTTTTCTGTTATGTAAACTTTTTTCTTTGATTTCTGAGCGTGTTCTGCAATTCTACTCAATGCACGACTACCTCCAGTAACAAATATTGAAGCCATATCGCCTCTCTGATGATAAACATCCAATGCCTTATTTACAATCACCAATACTTTCTCTGGTGGTAACTCTTCATCATACTCAGATAGAATTTTCTCCAATGGGTCGATACCAAAATCTGAAAATGCGTCACTTCCGTCAGGCATCATCATCCAATCATAAAATCCGATGAGGTCAAGGAAATTCATTTGGTCAACTACCCAATATAGTTTATTTGTATTATAGTCAACCTCTATTTCACCCTTATATCTAGAATTTTGATTGAACTCAGCAATGTATTCGCCTATATCGCCATACATCTGACTAAATTTATTTTTCTGTCTTTCAAGGTCTTGCTGCGCCACCATTCTATCTGCGTCACCTTGTGAAACCCAAGGAAAATATGTTTGTCCATATTTATCAACAGCCTCATTTAGCGAACTAAACTCATCGTTAGACAATTTCAATATGTCTTTATGGAATACCTCAATTTTAACACTGTCTTTATCAATATTAATCTCTCTATTATTTCCGAAATAAGAAATAACAAAATCCTCAAAATCTTCAGTTGGAAACCATTGACTGTGACCAGCGATACTTGTGTTGGCTTTAAGAATTGCTGTATTCTTCATAATAATTCCCATCCATTGATAGACATATCTAGTTGGGAAACTTGTGAGTCTTCCAAACCTAGTGAACTCCTTCAATGCTTTCGCATACATATCTGGGTTAATCAATACGCCCCAACTTTGTTTTCCCTTCGGATTAGATAGAAATTCATTGAAAACATATCTTGCATCATAGTCATTAAGATAATCATAATAAGGATGGTCTTCATCAAATCCTTCCTTAATTATCCTATTTTCAGCAGTAACGGTATATGTAATCTTACCACTTGGTGTTTTGATTGTTTCAGATTTTGTATCAGCTGGTTTCAAGTCTGCATTTGTGGTTGGTTTTGGCGGCTTAACAGCTTCTACCTCTTTAGTTCCCCTTGCACGTTCAATACCCTTTCTGTATATATTAGCAGCCAATTCTCCACCATTTAATTGATATTGAATACTGTTCTTGGGCAGTTTATTCATTCTGTGCAATCTCACCTTTGCATCGTTAACATTAACAGAATCTTGTTTAATTTCTTTTCCATTTGTTTGTGCATTTGCACCTTTTCTATTATATTTTTTATCACTGCCCAAAGACTTTAAGATTTTACTTCCAGGAATATTCTTATCCAAGTATGGTTCATAGATTTTCTTCATTGCTTTGAACACATTCTTGGCATTCTGTGGAATTGGTATTTGTTTTTTAGTTACCTTTGCTGAGTCTTCAAATATAATAGCCATTTCGATTAAATTGTATTTGATGATTTTCTACCACCGACACTACCCCATTGCTGTGGAGTTTGTTGTCTTGAGAACTTATCGGTGTTAATTGGTTTAGACATCTTCTCTTCTCCATCTTGGTTTGTTACAACAGCTTGGTTTGTAACCTCAGAACCAAATCTAGAAGTTGTATCATTTCCATCTAAAAAGATTGAATCCCCAGCACTTTCGAATAGTCTGCCAAACTGTGATTCATTCAAATTTATTATTTTCATAATCTATCTGTTTTTATTATTAAATAAATATTTATAATTAGTAAAATAATGCGTTACAATGGCAAATTTAAAGGTAAATAACTATCATAGATTGAGATTAAGGATTAATAAAGATGAATATTGGGATTTCTTTGTTAATAAAGACAGTTATGGGTATCATGGAAATAATGCCGATAACTGCTTAATTTCATACATAGACTTGGCACATGCTGATTGTGATGACAGTGGTTGGATTAAAAGTGAAAATGAGTATAGTTGGGATGATGCATTGTCCATCGGCTATACATTATATAATATAACATATACTGGAGTTGATAACGGATTATTCACATTTAGAAAAGATAGAATAACAAACAAGGATTTCTTAGAGATATTTCAATCAAATAAATTGGAAATCACTGAAAATGACACAAGATTAAAGCTACATGCTGTTAGCGGTAATACATTACAATATGAATATCCATTACATGCTGAAAACGGTTATGTTATGTTCAATGGAGGTTTCTATCAAGGGTTCTTTAAAACAGAGTGTGATAAATACCAAGTATTACCAACTAAATTCGATGATGGTGACACATATAACCTAGAGTTTACATTGAAAAAATGCGATTTAGAAGCTGAGTCAACAAATACACTTAACGATAAGTATCCAGATAATAAGGGTATTTTTTTCTATATCGGAACTAGAGCAGAGAATAAATGGATATATGTTTACGATAAAGAAGATATAGATAACTTGGAAAACTGCTATCAATTGGGTATGGATGATTTCGTTGAAGATGGTGATATTGATAAGAAAGACCACATCATTGGTAATTTCTATGACCTTGACCCAGAATTCTATGAAGACCCACCACTAGACATAGAAGATTATACAAACTTCAATTACTACGATGAAGAACTATATGCTAAAGATTATTGTGATTGGGACGAAATGTTCGACTATGTTGAGGTACAGCCAGTAGAAAAGCCAAAAATTATTGATGAAAACGAAGACCATATCAATATGTCTTCTTGGTGCTGTAATATTCCAAAAGGTGAAGAAACCATACTTAGTCCATACTTTGTTGGATGCGGATGCCCTGTTAAGTATAAAAAGAAAAAAGTAATACAAGAAGAGGAAGAGTTTCTAGATGGTAGTGCTGCATTTGGTGAAGGTGATTATATAGGTGGTTGGGACGGTATGGGTGACTTGGAAGATTGCACAACATATGTTGAGACAGAGTTAAATATAACTGATTTCCAATATTATACAGATAATGGATTTAATCTTTCCGAAGCGCATTGGTACTATTTCTATACTGATAACAAGTATATGATGTTCGATAGGACAAAAAGTGGTAAAACAATTAAAAATTGGGTAGAAGGCACACAATATATGTATTGTGGAAGGAAGAGCAATTTCAAGGGAAATCTATTCATTTTAATGAACCGAACAAAAACAGGATATACCGTCAACACAATTGACACTTTAAGAGATAAAGATGCTAACTATTATAATCCTTATAAGGATATATATAATAATGCATTGGCACTCAGGATTACAGATAAAGGAGAAATTGGATATAGACTATTAACTGTTGACTGTGATAAGGAAGAAAGAGATAAAATATTAATGGTTGAAGGCTATTCATTTGAGGGAGTTATTCCAGATTGTGAATGGGTAACAGTTAACATCAGAATGTCTTTCTTGAGTGGAGATAAAATGAAACTTATGTTTTATGTGAACGGTAAATTAAGATATGTTTCAAAAGAACTACCAAGAATAGAATTGAGGGCATTAAATGAGATATACGAAAAGCAAGAAGGCGTTCCTTATAATATATCAATAGGTGGTGGAACTCAAGGATTGGCTGAAACAATACAGTATAACTATATGTTAAATCCTACTAGAGTTTATCCAATAGAAAAATATTTCGCAGGAACATTCATTGGCTATATGAGTTCATTTAAAATTTATAACTGTTTCATGGAACAAATGACAATTGAAAATAACTTCATAAATGAAAGTAATAAACTGATATGAAAATATTATTGATAGTTTTATCATTACTATTGTTTATTTCTTGTGGAACTATTGATACTATAACTATTGCAAATAAACAATTGTATTATGACGAAAAAGCTATAATAGCATATGAATTTTACAATGAATTATATAAAAACAATGCCATAAACACAAAACCAATTATTTTTAAAAGAGAGTGCCAAAAATTGGTGCTCTTTTTTTTATTTTACTATTGATAATATAAAATTTTTTTCTATATTTGTGATAGAACTGGCGTTGGTTTTAAATTTAATATATATTTATATATAAAATAACAATATTATGAGTAGTGGAAAACGTTTAACAAATGAGGAAGCATTAGAAAAAATAAATGAAAAATGCTTAGAAAAAAACTATGCTTTTATTGGATTCAATAATAATGAAAATGTTTATAAAAATAATAAAACATATTTAACATTAAAATGCAATAAATGTGGAAATATTTGGAGTACGACATCTTATGAAAAATTTATTTATGGAAACAGGGGTTGTCCAAATTGCTCACCAACCAAAAAAATAACTGAAGACAAATTAATAAAAAACATTGAAAAATTATGTAAAGAAAAGAATTTTACATTTTTAGGGTTTAACGGAAATTTTTGCGGCATTAATACAAAACTATTACTTAAATGTAACAAATGTGGGGAAGAATGGAAAACAACGTCATATAATAATTTAAAAAAAACAGATAGAAAAACACATACTTGTGGAAGAAAAAATCCGTCATCAATGCCAATTGTATATAATGAAGAAAAAATCATAAAAAACATTGAAAACAAATTAAAACACTCTTCACTAGAATTTGTGTCATTTGATGAATTTGGATATATTGACACTAAAAAAACACATATATTATTAAAATGTAAAAAATGTGGTAAAACGAATGTTTATTCATTAAAATACTTATACCAAAATACATTTTCATGTAAAAGCTGCGAATCTAGAAACAAATTTTCAAACGAATATGCAATAGCCAAAATAATAGAAAAATGCAAAAAATTAAATTATACGTTTCTTGGATTTGATAACAATGAAAATAAATATGATGGTAAAAAAACATATTTAATATTAAAATGTAATAAATGTGGGCATATATGGAAAAGCACAACATTTGGTAGCTTTACACAAAACACCATTAAATGTTTAGGGTGTATAAATTCTTGGAAAATGGAAAAGGAAATTGAATCTTGTCTAAATGAACACTCTATAAACTACATCCACGATTGCAGGTGTCATATCCTACCTTGGTTAAAGCATAAAATATCTTTATCCCTAGATTTTTATCTGCCAGATTATAAAATTGCAATTGAATGTCAAGGAAGGCAACACTTTGAGCCAGTTTTAGATTTTGGTGGCGAAAAAAGTTTTAAAGAAACTATTGAAAGAGATAAGAAAAAACTTATTCTTTGTAAAGAAAATGGTATTAAATTGCTATATTATGATAGTGAACATAACCATACAGAATTTTTAGGGGAGAAAGTATATAACAACGAAAATAATATTATAAAAGAAATAACTAGTTATGAGCAAAAAAATTAAAATGCTAGTAATACCCAGTGACACCACAGGGGTAGGAAAGTTCAGGTCTGTTGACCCTCACGTATATATTGCAGAGCACTATGGTGATGAATTCGACATTGACATTGTTTATAATATGCCTAATGGTGATTTGGAGACTTTCTTAAAGCAATATGACTTAGTTCATATCCATAAACAGCTAGATAAAGAATGCAAGATTATTGATATGATTAAGTTCCTAGGTATACCAGTAATTATAGATGTTGATGACCATTTCAATCTTGGAGAAGACCACCCAATGTCTCTCACTGCAAAGAAAGAAAGATGGCACGAACCAATAATTAACCACCTAAAGAGGGCTGACTATGTTACTACAACAACACCTATTTTTGCTAAAGTCCTTAGAAAGATAAACAAGAATGTAAAGGTTTTTCCTAATGCAATTAATCCAGAAGAGCCACAATATGCAGTTCCTAAGAATCCAAGAGTAGATAGATTAAGGGTTGGTATTATATGCGGTTCTTCACACTTGAAGGATTTACAACTTCTTAGTGGTGTTGCAGGCAAAGTTAATTTGGATAAGATACAGTTTGTGTTATGTGGATTTGATACAAGAGGTAATAAGACAATCTATAACAGCCAAACTGGAGAAAAAACAACTCGTCCAATAGAACCACAAGAAAGTGTTTGGTGTGATTATGAAAGGATTTTCACTGATAATTATAAGACAATCTCACCAGAGCATAAGGAATTCTTAATGAAATACGCAGCTGGCGTTGATGACCCATTCACAAATGAACCATATCGTAGAATGTGGACTAGAAACATCAATGACTATGCAACACACTACCAAAACGTTGATGTGCTCATTGCACCATTGAAAGAAAATGAATTTAACAGTGTTAAATCAGAACTTAAAGAAATTGAATGTGGATTCACTCACACCGCATTTATCGGACAAAATTTTGGTGCTTACACAATTAACCTAGTTCCTATGATTGAAAAAGGTGGTAAGATTAATGAGGAAGGTACTGCATTACTTGTTGATTCATCAAAGAATCATAAACAATGGGCAAAATACATAAATAAGCTTGCTGACGATGCAGATATGTTGAAGAAGCTTCAAGATAATCTATATAACTTTGTTAAAGATAGATATTCACTCGCTGAGATTTGTAGACAGAGAGTTGAATTCTATAAGAGCCTTGTAAATAAAGAATAATTAAAAAATGGAGGTAGAAACTAATCTATCTCCATTTTTCTTTATTGTACTTCCAAAGGTGAATATTTACCCAAATTCATATCTGGTGTTATTTCTATGGAATCATTGTTATTGTTTGCTCCCCTAAATTCATTCTCCATAAATTCATCAATAACACCCTCAATAATTGTCTTTACATTAACTCTATTCTCTTCCATTCTATAATTCGCTGGGTTTTGTATTATTTTTTCAAGCGCTTCATCACTCATCTTAGGAAATCTTTCTCTCAAAGCTTTTTTAAGTCCGAAATAAGAACTTCCATCATGTTCAAATGTTCCAGTGCTAGTTCTAATTGAAAATACTCTAGTTGGTTGCTTTGGCTCTTGCTGTTGGACTTGAGGCTGTTGTGGTCTCTTAACCCCAAGAACTTCTCCACTAGTTTCTGGCAACATGTTTTTAAACTCATTAATCCAAGGTTTATCTTCAAGACTCCAATACCTCCAAGTTCTCATATTTTTTCTATAACCTTTATTGAACAAATAATCTATAACACTAGAATCATTAGTTGTAACAACATTTTCATTCCTTTCATTTCTCTCAGTGTTGGTTATTAAATTAATTAAATTTTGATTAGATGTAATAGTAAGTTTGACTTTTCCTTCTTGTGTCATTACAATAATTGCAGTAACAGAAGCTTTCTTATTGTTAAGCCTTTTTTCACGTTTAGCTTTCATTTCATCATTAAGTTCAAGTTGGCTCATGTCTTCGGCACTCGCCAATCTCTGAATAGTAAATAAACCATTAGACCTACTAGATACTATGCTTCCTATTTGTCTAAATTCTAGACCATGCCCTTGTTTTGGGCAATATCCATTCATGTATGTATAATAATGGCACATTTCATGTACTAAAGTTGCTAAAAAACCGTGCTCAGTACCACTATAATTTCCGTTAAGCTCTATGGTTGGATGACACATTTCAACAAAATTTTTCCTATCTACATATACTCTATCCCAACCTTGTTTAAACATTTTTCTACTATACCTATCAACCCTAATGCCTCTAGCAGCAATTTTAAACCAACCCAATGTTCCACCTTGAGAACCACGACCAGTTGTAAATACATTAAAGTCGCATTCTCCCAAAGCGTCATTAAAAAGCTGAGAATTCATTTCATAGTATTTCTCAGCCATCCATTGCGTATTTGGTATAAAAGTTTTATCCATTACAAAAAACATTATTTATAATAAATAGTTTTTATTTTACCATTTTTCAAAAATTTTTGTAATAAACGTATTTCTAACTATATCTTGGTTTGTAAATTCATCAACTGAAACTCCTTCTACATCATTAAGACTTTCTTTTGCGTGAATAAGCCCACTATCGTTAAAATCTCTTATTCCCTTGCGGTCACATTGTGCTCTATCGCCTAAAATCGCAATTTTAGTATTACCTTCACCCATTCTGCCGATTAAAAGTAATGTTTCTCTTTTTGATAAATTTTCAGCTTCATCAATAATAATAAAAGCATCATCAAATGTTTTTCCTCTTGCATAACTTAACAATTCGAATTCAATTAATCCACTGTTTATCAGTTGTTGTGCAATTTCTCTATAAGGTACATTACCACTAATCTTTAATATTTTCTCCAATGTATTAATGGTTGCCATTTGAAATGGCTTTATTTTTTCTTCAACGCTTCCAGGTAGCAGACCAATTTTTGTTGCTTCAGATGCTTCTACTGTTGGAACTATGACTATTATTTTTGACACGCTTCCATTCTTAAGTAAAAATAATCCAGCGGTTAAAGCCAATAAAGATTTCCCAACTCCAGCTGGTGCATCACATATGTTCAATTTTAAATTTAAATCTTCAAGGTTTCTTATAAATTGTTTTTGTTTTTCATTTTTGCATTTTACGTTTAACTTATAACTAAGTGCCTTTAATTTGGTACATAGACCTTCAGATGTAAGATAATTGAGAGCACTGTCTCCTTTCATCTTTTGCTCAATGAATTCCATTTCTATTTCACTGAGGCTTTCTTTTAGATTTTTCTTTTTTCCCATAAAGTTTTAGTTTAAAAAAAAGCGCATAAACCCTTTCAAGGAATATGCGCTTCGCTCTTATTATTAAAAAATGTAGTTTTATCCATCATTCACCAATCACTTTAGTATAAATATCTGAATATTTGTTAATGAATCTAAAATGTTATCATAAAAAATTGATTTTTTCAAAAAAATTCTATATCTTTGCAGCATAACATATAAAAATTGCTAATATGATTTTTGGAATGACTATTTTTGGGACCACTTGGATTGCTGTCAGTATAATTCTAGGGGCTATTTTTTTATTCTTGTTAGGTGTCTTCTATGAAGATGGCATAGATGATGAAGGATTTATCGCATTAAAAGCAACTGCTGCTATTGCTGTGGCAATCTTCTGGCCTTTTGTGATTTTCTTTGGCGCTTGTGTAGGAATTGTTTCAGCCCCTATTTTCCTAGGTAAAATGATTAGAAACATCATTAAAAAAAGAAAAGAAGAAAAAGAAGAAAAAGAAAAGTTCTTCAAACAGCTTGAAGGGTCAAAGAAAAAAGGTGGGTAACTCCCACCTTTTATTATGCATATTTATTATTTAAATCGTCCACAATGTCGAAACTAAGCACGTCATGGTGAACAATACAATTCATACCATATTTAATTCTTACATCTACATAATATCTGTTAGGAATTAAAATGCTAGTATCTATCATATAATAATTTTCTGAGAAGGCTTTATTTACTCTATCCCAAGAAATCACATCTATTTCTGATTCTCCGTCTTTAACATATAATCTTATGTAGATGGTGTCAAGTAGTTGAACAGTATTTGTTGTATAATTTGGCTTGACTGATATTATTAATTTCCTTATATCGTTTCTTAAAATATCTTCATTTTCCCTTATTCCAGAAATAGAAGGTGTAAATCTAACATTGTTAGCTTCCATAGAGTTTCCTATATTAAAGAAATTAGGGGTGTCTTTAAGCGTAAAATCAAGCTCTACAGCGTCTAATTCTACTCCTTTGTATACCAACCCATTCCATGTGTCATAAAGCATCGTATCAGCCTCAAAATCACCCTTAGATAGTAATACATCAATATAGTAGATACCCTTTGCAAACTTCTTTGCTTCTATTTCTTCCATAAGTATACCGCCATTACCACGAATAACCTCATCTTCGCCATTTGTAATGGTAACAGTTGGTAACTTATCCAAATCCTCTAAGCTCTCTCCGATTGTACAATATAGGTATAATCTATTCCTCTTGTTAAGAACAAAATTAGACCTATCATCAGAAACAACATCATCATATCTAGTTTCTACAAATGGTTCAAAGAATGTATTTGTCTTATGACCCAATAACCCCAAATAATTCTCGTACTCACTATCGCTAGCTTCAAGCATTGGTGAGAACGCTATACCAATACCATAATTCTCCAAATCACCGTCAAGGAATTTGTTAAATACTTCTGTTATATCCAAGTTTATACACTCATTACCATAATCAAAATGCTGTCTGCCAATGACAACGGATGTTTCATCACCAGCAGCCCACTTATCATATTCTTGAGATAGTCTGTCGTTTGTATAAACACCTTCCTCTTCCCATTTAAGTCCATTCTGACGTTGGAACCAGTTACACCCATCTTCAGATACTAACCTTTTTGGGTCAATTGGTGCTGGAGAATAATATCCGACATTTAGGTGTGTTTTAGTATAATTGAATCCTTTTCCTTCATCCCAAGGTTTTGGAATCAAGAAAAAAATAAGGTCAAAAGATGCTGCACGAATCTTCTTATTATCATTTATAGAACTTGTTTCACAATGATGCAGTTGAGTCATATCAATAGAGCCAGCATTCGTAATGTGTAATGTGTGCTTCATTTTTGTTTTATCCACCATAATTCCATCTTCAATAAGTTTTTTTACTTCTGAATGGTCGAAATATATTAAGACTCTAGAAACAATAGTATCTTTACCATAGCACAATTCTAAAATTGGATTTAATCCAGTATTAATTTTAGAATTTGAAATTATAGAACAATCTTTTTTTATATACGTTTTATAAATCATAATTTTTAATTTTCAACAAGTTTATTTATGATGTCTTTGTCAGAACCACTAGAAATTGCATCACAAATCATTAAAGATTCACTTGTGAATTTATTTTGCTCTCTGTACCCATAAGGTTGTTGCATTCTGTTATTTTTATTCATTTTTTCAAATATTATATAGTTAATTATTATTATTTTTTTATTATATAAATATTATTTAAAAGTTAATAGTATAAGAAAAGAAATATAATAAAGAAAAGAAAAATATTTTATTATTAAATTTGATTTTTTAACATTTTTTATATATCTTTGCATTGGAATTAAAAAATCTTAAAATTATGATTACAACAGAAACTAAAGAAAAAAATTTAAAATTATTCTTCAAAAAGCTTTCTCAGTTAGGACTTGAAACCGCTTTACTTGAAGACAATTATGGAAACGAAATCATGAATGGCAGCTTTACCAATTCTAATGAGTTTGGTAATGCATATGAGGGTTCATTGCTTGAGATTGTGTTAAAGACGTTAACCCCATACGCAGTTAAATTGAATGAACTTTTACCAGAAGAAAAGAGAGTTGACAAAAACACATTGATAAAAATTTGCTTGCTTCACCAAATAGCAAAGGCAGTAAGACTTATACCAAACGACAACTCTTGGGAAGTTGAGAAAAGGGGTCTTGTCTACAAGTACAACAGTGACCTTCCATCAATCAGAACTGGTCTTCATTCACTAATCATTTGTCAAAATTGTGGCATACAATTCACGTCGGCAGAGGCAGAGGCAATGACTGTTAATGATAGGGATTTAACGGATGACCAAGCAAGATGGCATTCAAGTATTATGGCATCAATTATTAGACAAGCAAGTGAATTAACCTATTTAACCTTAAATGATAGAAAGTAATGGATAATGATTTTTTTGAAAATCTAGACAAAAAAGATTTTATAGCATATGCAAAGGAAGCAATTGGTCAAATTCCATTGGAAATTAAACTTAAAAAGTTGGATAAAAACGCTGTAATTCCAGAGTATGCACATGATGGTGATGTTGGTATGGACTTAACGGCAATTTCAGTGGAATACGACAAAGAACATGATATGTATATCTACCATACTGGTCTTGCATTTGAAACTGACAAACATTATGGAATATTCTTATTTCCAAGAAGTTCAAATAGAAAAACTGATGCTTATTTATGCAATCATGTTGGAATTGCTGACTCAGCAATCTATAGGGGTGAGATAATGCTTTGTTTCAAAAACAGAACATCACTTGAAGTTAGGGCAGAGATTGAGAAAAGCAGATGTTTTATGTCTCGGTTATCTTATGAACCATTCATAACTAGTAGTGGCGATAGTGTAGTATTTAACTGGTCTCACATAGCAAAGGAAACAGAAAACTATGAAAATTGGGTTTATGATAACCCAATGCAGTTTGCCCCATATCAAGTTGGAGAAAGAATTGCTCAAATGGTTGTTCTACCTTACCCCAATGTAAAAATAAGTGTGCGAGAGGAACTTTCAGAAACTGAACGTGGCTCTGGTGCTTTTGGTTCAACTGGTAATTAAATGAGTATATTTGAAGTATTTTTTTGGTTTTGCAAAGAACAAAAAATAATGGACATAATGTTCAAGATGTATAATGAAAAAAACCTTGGAACATGGAAATATGATGGTGCTTATGGTACATACTTTCAGCCAATGTCGCTGAAGGAATTTTTGACAAACAGAATGCTAGCATTTGGATTCCATGATATATTTTGGGATTTACAAGTTAGGGATAGGTCTCTTACTGAAAATCCAAGATACAAAAAAGCAAGAAGCAAATGGAACGCTTTTTCAAAAAACAATATTAAGTTTTCTGATAACTTTATTAAAATTGGGGATACAATAGAAGCAACTAGTTCATGGGGTACAATATATAGAGGAACTGTAGTTGGTTTTCCAAAAGAATTTTCTGGAGCATTTCTAATTAGAAAAAATAATGGAGAAGAATCTACTGCTAGTATCTTAGGTTGTTCAACAATAAAAATTAATGGTGTAGAAAAGAAACCTGAATTTTATATTAAACGAAGAAGAAAAATTTATGGGATTAATAAAAGATAAAATATATTATACGTATGAAGATGTCACTATAATGCCAAATGTGATAAGCAATATAGAACATAGGGCAGAATGCATACCATTGGATGAAGAGGGTATGTTACCATTGTTTACTGCACCAATGGATACGGTGGTCAATAGCAAAAATTTTGGAATGTTTGAGGATGAAATGATTCATGCCATCTTGCCTAGAACTGAATCACTGACTGTTAGGGTTGAAAATTCAATTAAAGGTAGATGGTCTGCTTATTCTCTTAATGAATTCGAAAAAATATTTTGTGACGAAAAGAAAATATTAGAATATAATGGTAAAATTAAAGCACTTATTGATGTAGCCAACGGACATATGAAAAAAATAATTGATTTAGTTAGAGCTACTAGGAATATTTACGGAAATGATGTTATTATCATGGCTGGTAATATTGCAAATCCATCAACCTATGAAGAATATGCTAAAGTTGGAATAGATTATGTAAGATGTTCAATTGGTACTGGAAAATGCTGTATATCATCTAGCCAATTGGGTGTTCACGTACCAATGGCAACATTAATAGACGATATTGTTACTGTTAAGAAAACAATCGAAAATAAATATGAAAAACTGCCTAAAATCATTGCTGATGGTGGTATAAGAAACTATCGTGACATTATAAAGGCTTTGGCACTAGGTGCTGATTACGTAATGATAGGCAGTGTATTTGCCAAGATGCTTGAGTCGGCAGCACCTAAAACTGCTAATAGTGATGAGTGGTTAAAATTACCATTATATACAGAATTAGAAGACTTAACTGATTTTAGACTTGAAAATACTGGATGGAGAGCCAAATATAATGGAAAGGAAATATATCTAGGTGACATTAAAGCTACTTTCTATGGCATGGCATCAAGAGAAGGACAGATTGCACTTAATGGTGCAAAAACTAAGACTAGTGAGGGAATAAAGAAAACATTACCAGTATTATACACAATGCATGGCTGGTCAACAAATTTCATGGATTATCTTCGTTCTGCAATGTCATATGTTGGGGTTAAAACGTTGGGTGACTTTAAAAAATATTCAACAGTGATAATAAACTCACAAAATGCTGTTTCTGCTGTTAATAAATAAATTTTAAAAAAGGGTGTCTAAGACTTGATTCTTAGGCACTTTTTTTTTATTTTTTATAAAAAAGTATGGAAGATAAAATAACAGTCATTTTTTGCTCCAAAAAGAAGGGTGAAGAAAATAAGGGTTTCATTGACCACATAAAGGAAACTTGTGGATGTGATTTGAACGTTATTTGCGTTCATAACCCAGATGGCATATCTCTTTCTAAAATATATGCCGATATGACAGTAAACGAGGAAATCGAAACAAATATCATTATATATATTCATGATGATGTTGAATTCTTAAGGAAGGGTTGGGGCAGTGAAATATTGAGGCTATTCAACGAACATGAAGATTACGGAATCATCGGAGTTGCTGGTTCTGCACAATTTGACGAAAATGGTGCTTGGTGGAACTATGAGAAAAAATTTGGACAAGTTTTACATAGATGGGAAGGTAAATCATGGCTTACTGCTTTCTCCCCTCTTCTTGATAAGGATTTACAAGAAGTTGCTGTAATTGATGGTTTGTTCATTGCAATACACAAAAAAAGAATATCAGAGAACTTTAGTAGAGAATTACAATCTTTTGATTTTTATGACATTTATTTCTGTCTAGCAAATTATTTTAAGAAAAAATGTAAAATTGGAGTTACGACAAATATAAGAATTGCCCATAATTCAATTGGCAAATTAAAAGATTCTTGGTATGAAAATAGAAAAATAATAAATGAAAAATTTGGTAATAAATTTCCAATAGATGTTGATAAAAAATGAAATTAGAAAATTTATCATTAGAAAAAGTATATGAATTATATAGTATCGTCAAAGAATTTTGTGGAGAATATTCTAAAATGACTGATAATTATGCTTTAACAACTGGAGACAAAACTTTTGAAAATATTCCAGAAGAATTTAGGTCTTTAATTGAAACTAGGCAAAAACTAATTAGTTATAAACTTAAATTAAATGACTTGATTATAAATAAAATAATAAAAACTATGGAAAATAATGAATAAAATTAAAAAATATTTTTTAAATCTCTGGTATGGTCTCCCATTCGGCATGAAAGCTGCTGACACAGAAATTATGGGTAACAAGTCAGTAGATGATAATGGAGTTACGATACAGCAAGAGGTTTCAGACCAGAGAGTTGCAAAACATTTGTTGAAAGGTGAGGTTACTCAAGAGGTAGAGGAACTAAGATACAGAACATACAAGGTTGCTGATGAGTCAGAGAACTACAAATATCTAGGTAATGGTGTTGCAGTAAAAGAAGAAAAGGAAAAAAGACCATTAGATAGAAAAAAACATAAATTCACACAAGATAATGAAAATATATGTCAATCAGTATTGGATAGTTTGAAGCAAGTAGGAAACTATGGTGTGGAGAAATATAGGTTTGAAATTGATTATGACTCACTCGTTAGATTTAAGGTGGAGAAATTTGCAACAAAGGTAGATGTTAATATCAATGACGAAACTGGCTTAATTGAGACAACGCTACACTTTAATACAGAACCAGACCCATATGACGGAACATCAAAGCCATTCATCAATGAAATTGCTAAGTTGCTTGAAGTAAAGAGTGAATATGAGATTAAGAGAAATGAAATTGCTTCATCAATTAAGAATTTCTCTTTCGTTACATACAAGGCAACTAATGAGGATGACTTAGTAACATACAGCTTCATAAATGGTGGTAAGTTCAAGAGTTTCGAGCAGAAGGGTTATGAATACCTTATGACACTGACTTGGAATGAATATATGAGAGTTCCGCTTAATTTAGAGGCTAAGTATTATTCTAAGACTATGGCTGAGAAATATGATAGGAAGGAGAGAAAGGATAATCCAGTTTCATTAGCTGATGTTGAAAGAAAAAGATATTGTTCAGTATGTGGCAAGGAAATGTCAGTATATGACGCAGACATACAAGAGGCAAGTGGTCAAGAACCAGTTTGTAAAGAATGTATGGAAAAAGCATTGAAATAATAACATAATTAATTATATTTTATATGATAACAATTGGTGTAGAGTTAAATCATGTGGTCAGAAACATCAACAAGCAAATTGTAAAATATTATGCAAAGGAATATGCACCTGATGTTGACCTAGACGATATAGATGATAGAGAGGATGTGTTGAAAACATTTGCTAAGTTCGATAGCAAATATGAGAGGAATAATTTCTTATTTATAGATTATCCTTATGAGATATTTGGATGCGCTAGTACAATGGAAAAGAAATTAGCAGTAAAGATTACAAATTGGCTTACTGACATTTCAAACATCGAAGACGAAGATATTAGAATCATTTTCTACAGTTTGAATGAAGAAGCATTAACAATTCAGTCAACATTCTTTTTCTTGAGCAAGATTGGTACTAGAGTAAGAAAGGTTATTTTTCCTAAGACAATAGAAGAGGTTTGGGATGAATGCGATGTTGTGATTACTGCTAGAGACGAATTCTTTGAAAAGGAGATTCCAGAAGGTAAGAAAGTTGTATTAATTAATAGACCATTCAATAAAGACTGCAAAGATAAGGCATTCTTAAATTATGATAATTTGAGTGAAATAATCACTGATGAAGAATTTTTTAGCAAATTGAAGTAATGAAGAATAATACATTTATTTTCGACATCAATAAGATAACTGATTTCGTGTTCGGTAATCCAAATGATAGAACAAGCGATGTAGAAATTACAGAGAACTACATTTACGATTCTGATAAAGATAAGATGATACCAAACACAAGAGAGGTTAAAGAGGTAAAGGTTAATGATTATACTGGACAAAACACAATTCGTTACGACCTTATTAAAACCTTTATTGACATCCTAGATGCGGTTGAAGACCCAAAGGTTATGTCTCTAGGACAACAGATAACATATAATACGATGCAAGCGTATGAATTAATAAAAGATATAAAAGACAGCGACAATGAGTGATAAGGATTTAAAAGTTATTGAGAATATTGAAAAAGAAATATCAAAAATTGATAAGAAGGAAAACAGAATTTATTTCTTCGTTATCGACAGTAAAGGACATCCATCTGGTTCTCTTGAGTATATCTACAACCTCGCATTGATTCTAAAGGAAGAGGGATACAATGTTAGTATGCTTCATACTGAGGAAGAGTTTGTAGGAGTTGGCGCATGGTTAGATGAGAGATATGCAAATCTCCCACACTACAACGTAAACAAGGGAGAGGTTGGAACATCACCATCTGACTTGCTGTTTATACCTGAGATTTATTCACAAGTTATGAACCAGACAAAGCAGCTTCCTTGTAAGAGAGTTGCAATTCTTCAGAACTACAACTACTTGGTTGAACAGATGCCTTACGTAGCACAGTGGGGTGATTTCGGTATCATGGAAGGTATTACCAACTCTGATTACCAAGCAGCAGAGCTTAATGAGTCTTTCCCATATGTAAAACTTAGAAAGGTTACACCATTTATCTCTAAACTTTTCGGTAAGACAAATGAACCAAGAAAAATGGTTGTAAATATAGTATCTAAAGACCAGTCTAACATCAAGAAGATTGTTAAGCCATTCTATTGGAAATATCCAATGTTTAAGTGGGTTTCATTTAAAGAACTCAGGAATCTATCAAAAGAAGACTTTGCAAAAGCATTGCGTGATGGTGCTATAACTGTCATTGTTGACGAGGATGCAAGTTTCTGTTATTCTGCACTTGAGTCGGTTAAAAGCGGTTCAATTACAATGTGTAAAGTTCCTGAAACGGAATGGGATTGGGCTTCTAATGAAGATGGTACATTACCAAATTGCTGCGTCTGGTTTAACGACTATGATACATTGCATAAACAGTTGGCAAGTGTTGTCCGTTCATGGATTACAGATAAAGTTCCTACAGTTCTTGAGGAAGAAGGTAAGAAGGTTCTTGAAAAGTACTCTTACGATAAGACTAAGGGTGAGTTGCTTACATACGTTAACGACACCCTTGGAAAAAGAAAAAAGGAAATGGAAGAATTAATAATCCAAATTAAGGCTAAAAAGGAGGAATAGTAATGAAAGAATTCCTAAAAAGCGATACAATAGTTGGGAATATTAATCCAGATGTGTCGATTTGTGTCCATAAATACGAAGATGCTAAAAAAAGTAATAAAATGGGTGACAAACTCAAGAACTATCTTGACAGATGGGATAGGCTAGGCTTTTTACAAAATTTTCCAGATGATAGAAAAGAAGAATTAGCATTTGCTTATGAACAACTTGCAATATTTTTGATTTACTGTGAAAGTGACCAAACTGACAAATTGTTCGATAAAGATGAATATGGCAATCGCCCATTTGAAACAATTGGTTTTCCAATGGTAAGAAGGGTTCTTGGGAACTTAGAATCAAATGTGTTCGATTTTCAGAAGTTCTTGAAATATTGCAAAGTATTCAATGTAAACGACATCATTAAATTGTTAACGTACAATGAACTATGTTATCAACGTATTGATTATGAAGCAGAAGGTGTGGCTATATGCTGTGAAATGATTGAAAAGAAATTCAAAAATCCTAACAAAAATGATGAAGAAATCAAAAATGAAAGTCTTGATAGGCTTTATAAAATAATTGAAGATAAAAAGAAAAAGAATGAAGGAACTAGTAGTGATAATACCAATGAATGAATTTGGTAAAGAAAATATTGAGTTGTTAAACAAGGCTGTTGAGTCAGTACCAAGCGAACTCAATGTCTTGCTTTCAGTACCAAGTGGTACTGATGGAAAGAAGTTGAAGGGTATAAGCGATAGGCTTGGTGTTGTGTCAGAGTCAGAAGGTAGCTCTTTCGCAGAACTTGTCAACGCAGCCGTTAACACAATCGAAGAGAAATGGTTCTCAATTCTTGAGTTTGATGATACATATACACCAATCTGGTATGACAACGCTAAGAAGTACATCGAGTTTATGCCAAGTACAAGCGTATTCATGTATCTTGAGGACATCACAGATTTCAATGACGGTAAGTACATCGGATTCGGAAATTCAGAGGCTTGGGCGAGTTCTTTTTCAAATGAGATTGGCTTCATTGACAATGATTGTTTGCAAAACTATTTTGATTTCTATCTAACTGGTAGCATATTTAATACTGCTGACTGGCGTGAAATTGGAGGGCTGAAGCCACAAATTAAACTAACGTTTTGGTACGAATGGCTTCTACGTGCAACTAATAAGAGTAAAAAAGTTTATGTAATTCCAAAAGTGGGATACAATCATAAACTTAATAGAAAGGGGTCACTAGTAGAAGTATATAGAAACGTGATGTCAAAAGAGGAAATCGAGTTTAGTTTTGACCTTGCGAAGAAAGAATATTTTTATCATCCATCAGTTGAAAGAGATTTATCTAAATTTATTTTTAAACCTAATGAAGAAACTAACAACTAAAGAATTCAAAGATAGGATTTTATTAGTCCATAAAAATAAATTTATTTATGACAAAACAGATTTAGAAAATCGTGATGAAAAGGGGCGAGTAATTATTACTTGCCCTATACATGGAGATTTTTTGCAAACACCTAAAAATCATCTACATGGGCAAGGTTGCCCAAAATGTAGTCATAAATCCACTAAATATACAGTTGAAGAAATTAAAGAAAAAATAAGAAAAAAATATAACGGTAAATATGATGTTTCACTAATTACTGAATATAGTAATAATACACAAAAACTACCATTAATTTGTGATGAACATGGATATTTTGAAGCAACCTGGAATGATTTAGACAACAATCATGGATGCCAAAAATGTGGAAAAATAAAAAATTATGAATCACTTAGAAAAACATCAAAAACGTTTATAGAAGAAGCAATAAAAATTCATGGTAGTAACTATGATTATTCTCTTGTAGACTATAAAAGAGCGCATAGTTATATTAATTTAAAATGCAATAAATGTGGTCATTTATTTAAAATAATGCCAAATGAGCATCTAAAAGGTAAAGGATGCCCAAGATGTAATGAAAGTCATTTAGAAAATGAAATAAGGTTATTCTTAGAAATGAACAATATTGATTTCTATGACAAAAAACATTTTAATTGGTTAGGACTCCAACATTTAGATTTTTATTTACCAAAATATAATATGGGAATAGAATGCCAAGGGAAACAACATTTTGAAGCCGTTAAACATTTTGGTGGATTACAAGGCTATAAAACTCGTTTTTTATTAGATAAAAATAAAAAAGAACTCTGTAAAGAACATAATGTTAGAATATTGTATTATACTCACGAAGATTATGATTCATTTTTAGGTGAACAATTAATTAAAAACACTGATAAACTTTTAGAAGAGATAAAAAAATATGATTAAATTAAGGTGTTATAATACCCCAAATAGTTGGTGGTATATTGGGTGTGATTGGATAAGAAATCATTGGTTTTCATTTCATTTTCTCACTAAAACGTTTGTATTATATTATGGAAAGAATGTGGTATATATACCATAGAAAGAAGGAAGAGCCAGAAAAAGAGGAAGAACAATAAACTTAGAATAAATGGCATTAATTATGATGGTTAATGCCATTTTTTTATTACATCAAAACGGCAACACGAAGATTTTCCAATTAGAAAATGTGAAAGAAAGTGTGTTGAAATTACGCAGATTTGCCTTTGATAAGATATTTAGTATTAAATTAATCATTATGAGGAATAATCCCTAATTATAAATATCACTTGAAATGTCAGAAATTTGCGTAACAGAAGAAAAAGTCAAAAAGAAGAGAGGTAGAAAACCATCTAAAGAAAGAAAAGGTTATTTCTATGAAGAACAAGAACAAGCGGTTGTAGATTATATTTCCACTGACGATGAAAAGGAAAAAAATAGAATTTTCAACACGACCCTCAAACCAGCATTTACGAAGATGATTGAATCAATCATAAGGAGATATAATTTGTATCCACCAGATGAAGAATTCCAAGAAACATTTGACGATACTATATCATTCCTTATGACTAAGCTATCATGTTTCGACCCTAGTACAAATTATAAAGCATATTCTTATTGTGGCACAATTTGTAAAAACTATTTGATTTATAAAATCAATCAATTCTCAAAGAATCAGAAGAGAAATATTTCTTACGATAATCCATTTGAAACGGTTCAAAATGATATAAATGATAATATCACATATTCATATGATGAAACTGACCCAAGAAAGACATTCTTGACTGAACTAACAGGACATACCGTTGAAAACATTGAAAGAATCCTTGCAGACAAGGAAAAAATGAAACTCAATGAAAACGAAATTAAAGTAGGCCAAGCATTGATAAACCTTATGAGGAATTGGGATGAACTATTTGCCCAAATGGGTAGTAATAAGTTTAACAAAAGTTCAATTCTATTATTCTTGAAGGAAACCACAATGTTGAACACTAAAGAGATAAGGGATGCCATTAGAGTATATAAGAAAAGATATTATGACGTTAAATGGAAACTTATCAATGAATAAATCCAAACGGCAATATTTATAACAAAAAACAATGGGAAAACTTAAAATTGAATTAAATGATACCCAAAATATAAGGGACCTATTGCAAGAAGCTTATAGACTAGCTGATGAGCAGATTGTACAAGCTCAGAACGAGATTAACAAGCTCTCTGTTGCAACACAGCTACAAGAAGAACCAATGGATGCTAGAAGCAAATATGCAAAGGCCATAAACGATTACCTTGGGTTAAAGGATAAAGCTATCTCAAAAAAGATAGAAATTGCTAAGATTCTAACAGACATCTATCACCATAATGGTGATGTTCAAGGTGCTCTAGAAGGAAGCGAGGCAATTAAAGACATGTCATTTAACTTTGATGACATTAAGAAAATAGTAGACGATTCTCTACAAGAAAAAACTAAGAAAATTGAATTGAATAAGAAATAATGGCAAGTGTAAAGAAAATGCAAGAGGAAGCTATGGCTTCTATCGATACAGCGAAAGCATTGGTTGACAAGGTACTGACCATCATGGAAATTATGGTTGTTGACCCATCTGTTGCTTTAACGTTTTCTACCAATCCAATTGGATACCTAATCCAATTGTTAAAGCATTTGGGTGTTACACGTGAAGAGATTGAGCTATGGCTTACAAACTTCTTGGTTTACATTATACCTGTTCTTGAGGTTTCAGTAAAAGCTATATTGCTTACAAATCTCAAGAATATGATTTCTTGTTCAGTTGACCCTAGAATTCCTGAGAAATATAGAAAAAGGCATAAAGCACCAACAGATTATAATACATCACAAGAATATGGAATAGACATTAACATTGAATCTATCGATTTTATGGATAAATTGTCTATAAATCCGTTAGGTGAATTTGGCTCTAATTGGTATTTTGGTCTTGAAGGTGTGGAAGACTCATACAAATTTGCAAGGGCTGATGATATGGATGCCTTTTTATGGTTTGCTATTCACAAAGGTAAATTCCCTAATTCGGCAATTTTAAGTGGCGAGACAACCAACGAAATAGCATCTTCATTAAACAGCTTATATCATAATAGCCCAAGTGTATTACCTTCAGATGGAACACTTTTATCAACATTAGAAGCGATGTACGACACAGGTAATCCATCTTCTATTTTATTGGGTAATACATTTGCATATAAAGATGGTCACATAGTTTCTATGTGTATCGACAATAAAACTGATGAAGCTGAAAATATTGTACATAATACAATTGTACCAGTATCAGATGATTGGGCATCAGTCAATTGGTATGCTAGACGTGCTGACCAACTTGGAAAGAATCTTGGATTTGGATGGGGTGTTAATCAAAAAAATGGTAATACAAAATATAAAGGGAAAAATAGAGATTTTAGCAAAGAAAGGGCAATTTGTAATATACAATATATAGACCAAGCATCAAGTGATGCACCATTGACTGGTTTGGTTAATAACAAGTTACGTTTTACTATTCTTCCTAAACCATATATACATATCCCTATTTTATCTGAAGGAGAAGCACCTTGGCAGTTTAAAAAAATGCTATTCGATGATAAAGGTAATTTTGACGCTAACGGAAAATATACATTTGCCGAAGGTGTTGTAGTAACTGAAGCCGAAAAAACTGAAAGTAAAGATAAATTTATCACATTTACTACACCACATGCTGTAGTAAAACTAAACATAAGAAGTCGTGAAGTTACAGTTGATAATCCTGCAGAGCTAGCCAAAGACTTGATGGAGTGCTATCCTGGTCTTACTGTTTTCGAATTTAACTATGATTATGTAATGAGTATAAAGCTTTTCGATGCAAAAGTGTTAGCTCATTCACTAATGGAATCTGTTCTCAATACAAGTTTGGGTCTCAGTGTTGGTGTCGGAATGAGACACCAAGAAACCACCGAAACCATTAAGGAAATAATTAAAAACATTCTTGAGACTGATGATTCTGAAGTAAGCGATTGTTATTATACTTTTGATAATAGTAAATACGACTCCCTTCTAAGAAGGGCAGAAGAAAAAAGAGCTAGACAGCAAAGATTTGGTAATGTAACACATGAAGCTGGCTTATTTGATAGTGTTAGCAACATTCTTAACGAATATGACGCTAATTCTGAGTTACATGAGCAAGTAGATATTCTACACAGAGCTTTTACACAAGCTGCCATGACTGTAAGTGAAGGTGTGCCAGAGACTGATAAATTTGATGTCGAATTCAATTTTATATTCGATTTAATTGAATCTTTAACAACAGCTATTGTAAATGGTATTCTAAGTCCAAAAGTATTAATGCTTTTGGAAGTTAACCAAAAAATAATGGGTGGAACTTGGGAGAAATTTACAATGAAAGACTTAATACAAGCATTGAGAAGTATTATTGTTGCTATTGTTAAAGAAATACGTGACATGGTTATACAAGAGCTTCTAAAACTCGTTCTAAAGGCTCTAGAACCAATTATACAGATGCTTGGTAGTATCTTGCATAGGGAACAACTTGAGAACTATGCAGACTCTATATTGGAGATTATACGTAATTGTCCATTTATATGGTTCAGCTTTGGTAACAAACAAGAAGACACTAAACTAGATACGGTTGATTATGCTGATATTGATGTTAGTCATAATAAAGAGGGCGAACAACCTTCAACTAATAAATGCTAAAATTTAACGAAAATGGGTATACAACAAATCTGTCAAACCATAAAAAATTATTTTAACAATGTGAGACCGCCATTTCCGCAATTACCTAGATTACTCTTGGTCTGCTCAATGATACGCAGACCAGGACTGTCTGTCATCCAGTCAGTGGCAAACATCACAAAAGACTTAAATAAGCTAGGTATTCCTACAGGTGCAATGCCAGATGGTAGTGCAAATCTAACAGTTGCATTTACATTTGCAAATACTAAAGAAATATATAGAGGCGTTAAAAAAGATGCCTCAGTACAAGTGGGATTTCAGCCAGGTTCTATGATGCTTACTGCATTTGGAAGTAATGGTGGAGGCCCTATAACAGTACAAGGATTAAACACATCACCAGGACAAGCATTTGGAGACATAAATTAAACAATTATGGGTATAGAACAAATTTGTAAAACAATAAGTAATTTCTTTAACAATGTGAGGCCACCGTTCCCACAATTGTCTAGATTGCTCTTGGTGTGCTCTATGATACGCAGACCAGGACTATCTGTAATTCAATCTGTGGCAAACATCACAAAAGACCTAAACAAAATAGGTATTCCAACAGGTAAAAATCCTGCTGGGTGTGAAAATATGAGTCTTGGCTATTCTTATGCTTATGTTAATGAAATATATAGAGCATTAAAAAAAGACACATCATTACAAGTTGGTGTGGCTCCAGGAAGTTTAATGATTACTGCATTTGGAAGTAACGGTGGAGGTCCTATAGTTGTTCAAGGAATGAATACATCGCCAGCGGTTGGATTTGGTGATATAAATTAAATGGAAAGGTTATGGATAGAAATGTAGATTTTTCAAAAATGTCTAACTCAGAAATTAATTTAAAAATTATGAGTTATGATAATGAATACGACATTCGTAAAAGTAAAATAATAGAATTGGTACATGAGTTGGAAGACTTGGATTTTTTATACAGAAAAGCTACCAATGAACTTAAAAAAAGAGGTGTTTTAAGTAATGAGTGAATTTAGAGTTGTTGTCGCAAAAGTAAGGGAAGTTGAAAACATAAACTCTTCATACATTGATGATGGATTACATGAATTGGATAAACCTTACGATGGTCTTAGAATAAGAGCAGAAATTGAAGGCAAAGACTACCCAAAGAACAATGAACCAAAATATCTTCCTTGGGCATTTCCTCTATTGCCAAAAACTTTTCAAAGTATTCCAAAAGTGGGGGAGTCTGTTCTTCTAATATATGATGCATCATCGAATGGACAAAGATATTATATCGGCCCTATAATTTCGCAGCCACAATTTAATGCATATTGTGAGCCAAAAAATGCCACATCGTTATTAATGGAACCAGCGCATAATAAACCATTGGAAAGGGTATCCAATAATGATGATACGAAGGGTGCATACCCAAAATCATCAGATGTTGCTGTTATTGGTAGAGGTGCTGAAGATGTTATTTTAAGATATAATAAAACCACAAAAGAAAGTGAAGTTCAACTTAGAGCTGGTGTTCGTGGAGAACCCACAAACGACCCAAATCCTAATATGGTTGGAAATATTATATTTAATGGGACTGACCCAGCTTATATACAATTAAAATATAAGAGTGGATTAACAAAAAAACAAAATCAACAAGGAAATAGTATCATCAATATGGTCGCCAATAGAATCAATATCATGAGTAATAAAGATGATAATATTGCTCATAATCTAAAGGATAAAAACCATATGATTTTGGATGAGAAAATGGATGAAATTATGGACAGTCTGCACCAAGTCCCAATGGGAGATAAACTTGTTGAATTGTTAAAAATAATGAAAGGTTGCATTATGCACCACGTTCATCCTTGGGCTGGCATGGAACAATGCGGTGACTGGGGAGGATATATCAATAAACTTGACGGATACGATATTGATTCAATTCTTTCAAAATATGTTAGAATATCATAAAACAAAAAAAGGATAGACTGTTCTATCCTTTTTTTATGCTTTAAACTCTGATGAATCAACTGGGCTGCACTGCACAGTTCTGTATAGTGGAACTGTACCCCAAAGTGTGTGTGTATTGCCGTAGTTATTTCTACCATCGTTATTAACAACGAAAAACTCCATGTGTTCAGGTGAAATCTGTACACCTATGTAATCGCCTTTCTTAATGTCCGCATTAAGTTCATCTAATGTCTCTTGATACACCCCAACAGTGAGCTTACCTGTCTTCATATAAGTTCCCAACTGTTTCTCCTTATCATAGGATTTTAACTCTGGTTCTTCAATCTTATATACACAAGGTATTTCAATTGGTGTCTTGTATGTTACATCATCTGGGTCTGTCTCACCGTATACAGCATCCACTTGTGTCTTGGATGCGTCAACTTGGTATAACACAACTGTTTGACCCATATCTTGCTCGATATAGTTTTTACCTATTTCTCTTTCCAATGCAAATGACTCTGCATCGTAGAATAAACTGTTTCTATTAATCGGAACACGTCTTATGTTTTTTGTGTTAAATTGTATTTTTGTCATAATATTACAATATATTATATAAATATATGAAAAAAACTAATTGGTAGGTATTGATTTTTACAAATTTTATATTATATTTTAACTACAGTTAAAATATAATATAATGGCACTTTCATTAGAAAAGATTGATAATGCACACAAACTATTGAAAGAGTATAGTGGAACTAACTCTTACATAATTCGTCTCAAAAATTCTGTTTTCGTCTATAAAACAAAGACAATGAATGATTTTGAGGCTGAGTATGTATTGTATAATCACGATAAAGAGCCAAAGCTGATTAATAAGATTGTGAGAATTCCAGATTGGTATGGAAAGAAACGTCAAGAGGAATGGGAGACTGAATTTGTACCAGATAGATTTAAGATAACTTGGTACATGGGAGAGACAAACCAATTCTACCATTTCTATTGTATCTATAGAAGGTCACAAGAAAAAGCAGTTGAAGTATTTGCTCCCAAAAGAGCAATATTGACTGATTTTTTATCTGAGGATTGGAATTTGAAAGAAATCGATTTTAAGCCCTACAACGACCGAAGTGGGCGCACCCTTTATCCTTATCAAGAAGAGGCTGTAAAGTTCCTTACAAGCCGTAAAAAGGGCATTCTAGCTAGCGAAATGGGTAGTGGCAAGACATTAGCAGCAATCATAGCGGCATTGGAAGACAAATATCAGAAAATATTAATAATATGTCCTGCTTCTGTAAAGATGACATGGAAAAAGGAATTGGAGTTATTAGTACCAAGTGATGACATAACAATTGTAGAAGGAAGTAAATGGAAAGAGAATAAATTCACAATTATTAATTATGACATACTGAAGAATTTCTATGAAGTTCCAACTGAGGTCGTTAAGAAAAAAGAACTTAACTTAAATGATGAAGGAAAAGTTGTAAAGGTTGTTAAGGAGAAAACTGTTGTGTCTAGAAAGAAAGCTGTGATAAGTGAAGCTATGGGTAACAGTCAATTATACCAATCAAAGTTTGACCTAATAATAATTGATGAAGCGCATAGGTTATCTAATACAACAAGTGGCATATTCAAAATTGTGTCTGACCTTCTTAATAGAAGTAATCCAAAAGGTATATACGCAATCACAGGTACACCAATTACAAATCGCCCAATAAATTTCTTTAACATATTGAAAATAATAGATGCTCCATTGGCAAATGATTGGAAGCATTATGTTGAAAGGTATTGTGATGGACGTTGGTTCTATAATAAGAAAGAGCGTGATGCATATTGTGCAATTTTCTGTAGGAAGAAAAAGAAAGAAAATTGGTATGCGTTGACAGATGAAGAGAAAGAAGAACTTGATAAAATACTCGATAAAAATTGTAAGAAGATTTGGGTAACAGATGGTTCTTCAAATCTCGATGAATTACAAGAGGTTGTTAAACCGTATTATCTAAGAAGATTGAAAAGTGATTTTGGTAAAATCGTAAAGAAAACAGTAAAAGTTTTGAATTATAAATTAACTAAAAAAGAAAGAGAAGAATATGATGGAGTCTGGGATGAATATCTTCAAGCTCAAGAAGGAAAGGGTAAAGAGGACATTGAGAAATATAAAAAGATTACTGAGGGCATTATGCTGCGACAATGGCTAGCTAAGTCAATGACTAATAAGACAATTAAGCTTGCAGAAAAATGTATTAACTTAGGACATAAGGTTGTTATATTCTGTTCATTTGATGAGGAACTAAATACAATAAAAGAACATTTTGGAAAACTATGTGTGGTACATAATGGTAAACTCACAATGAAAAAGAAAAACGATTCTGTAGAGAAATTCCAAAATGACCCAAGCATCAAGGTATTCATAGGTAATATACAAAGCGCAGGAGTGGGACTGACACTTGTAGCAAGTCGTGTTGCAATCTTCAATAGTTTTAGTTGGGTTAGTGGAGATAATCTACAAGCAGAGGACAGAATACACAGACTTAATCAAAAAAATGATGTAACTATTTACTATCAAGTTTATTCTGATACATTTTATAAGGAAATGCTTGAGAAGGTAAGGGGAAAACAAGAAATAATCGACAATATAATTGTTAGCGAAAATGAAAAGTAGTTACATGGAATATTTGGGTGGCATTGTAAAAACAACTTGCCCTCATTGCCAAAAAGAGTTTACATTCACGCTTAAAGAAATTACATATGGATTCCTATATCCAGAATCTATTAAATGCAAATTTTGTGGTAATTTTATTGAATTAAAAGATAAATAATAAAGTTAAAATAGATTGTTATGGAGTTTAAAATTGAACTTAAAGACATTGAAAAACTATCCATTGAAAAAGGTAGGATTATCACCAATAAAAAAGGTAAAAAAATTGAGTACATTATCAATAATGATGTGATTACTGAAGTTAATCCATACGATGAGGCTAGAATTGCAGAGGAAAAAATTAACAAGCTTTTGGGTAGTAACGATGGCGTAAAGAAAATTAACACTCTTATGAGAATGACAGATAGAGTTAATCCTAACGACCCATGTTACTGTGCTGAAGATACATTGAATTACAAGTATGCAATTTCAAAAGAACCAGCTAGTCCAACAAAGAACACAGACGTTGGAAAAGCAAATATTATAATCAATTTAGATAAAGCAGGAGTTCTAGATGAGATAGCAGAAAAAAACAAGGAAAAAATTGCGGCAGAATTAGAAAAAGATAAAGAATACGAAAACGATTATTATGACGATAGGGCTGAAAAAATAGCAAAACTCAAAAAAGCAATTGAAAAATTAGAATCAGAAAATAATAAGTAATATGGAAGAGGAAGAGGTTGTAAGACTTGGATTTATCCATCTGATTGGTGAGGAAACTGATGGATATTATAGGTATCAATTCATATTTACAAATAACATTGATGAGTTCTGGGGTGATGACTTTGAACAGAAGCCTTGTTGTCTTGTAAATGGGTTGATGCCAAGTGATGAATATATCTATGAGGTTCACATTGTAAAGATGAAAATTAAGTTAGACCTCATACAAGATAATTGCTGCTTTGGATTCCAAGACTGTACCGATGGCGTTATTGCATTGGCATGGGAAAACATGGATGACTATGACGAATATCCAGAGGAAGGTAGAATATTCTTCAGATTTGGAGAGACTTTGGAAGAAGTAGAAAATAAATTGGCAATTAAAAATGTTTTAATGTTAAATTAATATGGTTGAGCCAAAATTTAAAAAAGGAGATTATATCATTAACAGAACATCTGGCGATATGGCAATAGTTGATAGTGTTACTGCAAAAAACTATTACCATTTCAAGGCATATTATGGTTCAATGTTTAATGACCTTAAAGACGTAAAAAACAAACTATATGATTTGCAAGTTGACTACCAAAAATTTTATGAGCTTTGCAATGAAAAAGAGAAAAAGAAATTAGATGAAATTATAAAAGAAAAAGGAGGGAAATAAAATTCTCTCCTTTTATTTTGTTGGCTGTATGATTATATAAAGCGACTCTCTTATTGGCATATTTAACACACCACTAGGATATGTATATGAATCATTCTTTACAGAAGCATCAAAGGTAATCTCGAATGTACCCTTAAACGTTCCTGCTTCCTTTGTATCGTGTTTTTTCCAATCATAGCATATAACATACTGTTCAGTGCAATCATCATTCTCACGAAGCTTTATATAGGCTTTGCTCTTTGCCACTTTAGTGACATTGGTATCTACATTAACCATTGTGAATGTTATCTCAGCACCTTGTATGCATTCATGGAATTTCCCAAATGTGTGACGGCCATCTTCTATTAACTCCATACGTAACGTTGGAAGGGTCGAATTTTGTGTTATGTAAAAATACTGCATTTTTATAAAAAATATATTGATAAATAGCAAAAAATAATTATATTTTAATGGTAGACGTGATATTTATTATTAATAAAATATAATTATGGAAAAGAAAACAACTAAACAATTTGTTGAAGAAGCTAAAAAAATTCATGGAGATAAATATGATTATTCTAAAGTAGAATACATAAATAAAAGAACTAAAGTATGTATAATATGTCCCATTCATGGTGAATTCTGGCAAAGACCTAATGACCATTTAAAAGGGTGTGGCTGTTATGAATGCGGAAGAAAAAATTGTACTGGTAAAAAAGTTGATACAAATAGCTTTATAAATGAAGCTAAAAAAATTCATGGAGATAAATATGATTATTCTAAAGTTAATTATATTAATTCTCATACTAAAGTGTGCATAATATGTCCAATTCATGGTGAATTCTGGCAAATACCATCTGCTCACACTAGTGGTCAAGGATGTCCTAAATGTAAAACTTATAAAATTGGAAAAAATAAATATAATACAGAAATTTTTGTAAATCTTTCAAAAAAAATTCATGGAGATAAATATGATTATTCCAAAACAAAATATATCAATTCAAAAACCAAAGTATGTATAATATGCCCAGAACATGGGGAGTTTTGGCAAGAAGCTAGCAGACATTTAATGGGTGATAATTGTCCAAAATGTAAAAATAGCAGTTTAGAAAATAGTATAATAAAGCTATTATCTTCAAACAATATAAAATTTATTAATGGGTGCAATAAAACCGTTTTACCTTGGATTGAAAGGCAGCATTTAGATTTTTATTTACCAGATTATAATGTAGCAATTGAATGTCAAGGATTACAACATTTTAAAAAAATAGATTTTTTTGGTGGCGAGTCTAATTTTATTGAATTAAGAAAAAGAGATATAAATAAATTAAATAAATGTAAAAAAAATAATATAAAACTATTATATTTTTCAAAAGAAAATTATAACGAATTTTTAGGTGAAAAAATTTATAAAACAACAAATGATTTATTAGAAGAAATAAAAAAAGGATGACAGATTTGTCATCCTTTTTTATTATAGTATTAAACTGTTTTGTCAGCGATTTATCTGAACTCATTGATTGACCAATGTACAAGACCGTCAACACGAACGTGGCCATAATAGCGGTTGTTAACCATCTTCTTAGCGTAACGAGTCATGATACCCTTTACTGGTGCGAAGTTGAATGGATTGTACATAGTAGGAGTCAACTGCATTGGTACGTATGGAGCATAGATGTAACCTGTGTCAAGTAAGCTCTTACCCTTGTGACCGATGATAATTGACCAGTGTGGGCTATATGGGTCACGATATACAGTGTAACGTCCGCTTAATGAACCAATCTTCTCAATACCCATGTTGTACTGGTCGCTCTCTGCGCTAGCGTCAGATACGTGGAAGTACTCAAGGTTATCGAACAATGCGCTGATTTCTGAAGATACTACGATGAAGTTTGCACCACCACGAAGTGTTGACTTGTGAATTTGTGCAGAAATCTGGTTAATCTTAGTCATCAACTCTTGGTTCCAGTCTTTCTGAGTATAGTTAGTTGAGAATGCAGCCATTCTTCTCCAACCATTAACATCCCAACGAGCCTGCCAAGGTGCGCCCTTACGCAAGTCACGAAGAATCTCACGGTCAATTTCTGCTGCAATCTGCTCTGAAAGGATTGCAGTCAACTCAGCCTCTGCGTCAATGTTGTGGAATGCAGAAACGTCTTGTGCCAACTCTGGAGACCATGTAGCACGAAGCTTTCTTTCCTCAACTGAAACAGTTACTGAATCAAGCTTGAAGCTAACCTCACCGATTTCAGTCTCAAGCTCAAGAGAATCGTACTGTGCCCAAGCTACCTTGAACAACTTAGCCATATTCTCCTTAGTTGCATCGAAATCAATTGTACCGCCAGTTGTCTTAACGATTTCAGCGTTCAACTGCTCTGCATCAACACCGATGTAACCATCGATTGTACCTGCTTGCTGAACAACTGGTTTAGCCAAGTCAAGCTCAATATACATCTTGCCATCAGCATCGCAAATTGCACCGTACTCAACGATACCCTTACCATACTTCTGAGTTACAACTCTGAATGGAACAGACTCGAACTTACGGAAAGCTGCTGTCATAACTGCATCTGAACCAGGAGCAGTAGCTGCGCTGAACTGAGTCTGAGTGATAACTTTCAATGAAGCAAGGAATCCTTCAGTGTCCATTTCGTTTCCATCAGGACCAGTTAACTTGCTAGCGTTGAAGCTAGAGAAACCATCAATCTCAAGGATTACGTTACGAACTGTGCCATCGAAACCACTCTTGAAGTATTGGTTAAGATTGTCAGCACCGAAAGGACGAACGCCACCAGGAGTTAGGAATACTGGAACAGCACCACCAACCTTAATAGTTACCTTACCCTTTGAGTTATCATACAAGAAGTCGTTGTAGAACAAGTCATACAAACTCTTCTGGAAGTACTGAGTTACCTCTGGACCTGCTTGACGAAGAGCAGTTACATGAAGACCCTCAGCCTCTGCACGTGCCTTAGCCTCATCGAAGCTAGTTGCATCAGCGATTTCCTCACCAAGTTGTGGAACATACCATGAGTTCTTGTCAAGCTCATTAATTGTCTCGTCTGGGAGATAGTATCTTGGCTCAACACGACCTTCCTTGTTACGGTTAACTCTGTCATAGCCCATAAGACCCTTATGACGACCTGTAGTTCCATCATAGATGTCACCAGGCTGAGTGCCACCTGTCAAGTCTGCTGGAAGCTCCCACTCTCTCTCTGAAGTAACAGGAAGAATGAAGAACAACTTACCAACTGGAAGGTTCATTGCTTGAACTGATACAATGTCATTAGCAAGAAGCTTGCTAAATACCCTACGAATGATAGGGAATACAACGGTCTCGAATGAACCGCTATTATCTGAAGCAGTAGCCTCGTAAATCAAGTGCTTTGCCTCATTCTCATACAATGTAGCAACATTCTCCTTAATGCCCTCTGGAAGGCCCTCTGTGAATCCAAGCTGGTCCCAACGGTTCTGAATGTCCTCACGTATCTGTTTTTGTGCGTTGTACTCGATATTACCAACTACACCACTTGATAAAAATTCTTTCATATAGATAAATGAAGTTTATTTAACTTATTATTATTTTTTATATAAATATACACAAATTCAGAAAAATTATTATTTCATCATTCTGTGCATCAAATCAAGAGAATCTAATACGTCTGGTGACTGATAGATTTTTGTCTCATTGATTTTCTTTGAACCCTCTACTGTAAGAGAAGCCTCTTCAGTGATGTTCATCTTCTTTGACTTCTGAAGGTCTCTGCTGATTGACTCATAAAGGTTCTTAGAAGCCTCTACAGTCTTTGCCTCATTTGAGAATCTTGAGATAATCTCTTTCTTCTCGTCTTGAGTTGTTGAGTTCTCAGAAATCAACTTGATAATCATACCAAGATTGTGATTTGTTACAGCAGCCTCTTTCAATGATGTCATAACATCAGTCAAGGTAGCCTTCAACTCTTTGTTCTCAGCAAGAACTTTATTTGCTCTCTTCATAAAGCTCTCTGAAACTGTATCTTCTTCACCACCGCTATAACGTGGAGTTACAGTACCCTTAACTCTCTTTCCGCCTTTACTCATAGAACGAGCGTTACGACCATTTGAGTTAGGAACGTGAGACTTAGATGTGCTGTTCTGTTGTACGAATCCACCAACGTTTGTTGCTTCCTCTACAGGAGCCTCAACATTGCCACACTCTTCAACTGCACCTTCTACAGCTTCCTCTTCTTCAAGTTGTTTACCCTTCTTGTCATTGAATGGCTTGTCTGCTTTATTTTTCTTGCCTGGGTATCCTGACCAAGGTTTCTCAGTTCCATGAGGAACACCTGCGTCCCAGTCGTTTACATTTTTGCCTGGCTCTGACATGCCTGGATTTGTCATTACATCCTTTTTCTGATAATTGTCAGTGTATCCTACGTTTGAATCATACTCTAATACTAATTCAAACATTCTCTCTGTTGATTCATTCATATCGTTATTCTCATTTTCAAAATCATCTTCTGCACCGAAATCATCAGCACCTTCATCATCAGTAATTACATCATCACTTGGTTCAGATGCTGCAACACCAGTTGCTTCACCATTGTCTCCAAGATTGATTAGGTACTCAGCTCCAGTTTCGTTGTCTTGAATGTTTACGTTACCATTATCGTCCTTATGAACGAGTATCTGGTCATCGTTCTTCATTAGCTTGTAAACCTTTACGATTTCCTCGTCTTCCGCATTAGAAAAGTCATACTCATCGTCTGATATTTTATATTTGTCAAACTCTGCCCATTCGTCACCTTCATCGCTTGGCTCGCCACCTTCCTTTGCACCATCTACAACAGTGTCATCACCGCCCTCAACAGCAGCATCGTCAATTGGCTCGTCAGCTTCCATACCAGTGTCAGTACCCTCTACATCATCTGTAGCAGCATCTACTGATTCAGCATTATTTGTAATATCAGAACTAGTATCTTCCACTTCCTCTTCTTCGTAGTCCTTGTCATCGTCCTCAGACAATAACTTGGCATATGTATCACGTACAGCCTCATCTAAAAGAGTTTTGACCGCACTCTCAGTATTTTCCTTCAAAGAATTAGCGAGTGCATTGTAATCCAATAAAGATTCTTTCACTACTTTGCTTCTAATATTTTTATTCATTTAGAAAATAAATTTAATACATTATTTTAATTATAAATATTACATAATTACAAAAAAATTACGTCAATTCCACTAAAATAATAATGTTTCAGTACTTTTTATGTACTTGTAAATATGCATTGGTATTATATAAATATTTATATTGTACCAAATATTTATATTAAAAATGTTAAACATGAAAAAAAATGAATTAGATATATACCTTTTAGAGCATGGCTATAAAAGCCGTGAACTAGAAATAATAAAAGAAGGTAAAACAGGACATGGTATCCTAATCGAGAATGATGGCTTTATGTATTTGAAGAATACAAAGGAAAACAAGATGATTAGGGAAAGTATAGAAAATGGTGAATGGAATATACCACATCCATTTGTTGTTGATGCAGTATTTCAGAAGTTTGGTATAAAGAATGCAAACGGTAGAATATACCCAGAAGAGGTATTGAAGAAGCAAGTTGAAATATACCAACAGAAGATTGATGAGAGAAGAGCATTAGGTGAATTAAACCACCCAGCAGAATCAACAATTGACCTTGATAGGATTGCAATCAATATCATAGAGCTTCATTGGGAAGGTAGAACATTGGTTGGCAAACTTGAGATTAACACATCATACGGATTTAGAAAATATGGTATTGTTTCAACTCGTGGAGACCAGATGGCTAACTTATTGCTCAATGGATATAAGATTGGTGTATCATCAAGAGGTGTTGGCTCAGTTGAACAGAAACTTGGACAATACATTGTAGGTGATGACTTCGAACTTATATGTTGGGATGTTGTTAGTGACCCATCAACTCCAGGCGCATACATCGGAACTCAAGAAGAACTAACACAATATCTAGAGACTGATACAACAAAAGAAGAAAAGCCTAAACTTAATGAAAAAATAGATAGGATAAAGAGCATTCTTAATTCATAACAAAAAAGCGAGACCAATTTAAGTCTCGCTTTTATTTTGGTAATAATATAGCAATTTACATAAAGGAGGGTCTTCTCGCTAAACTTTCAATAAAAAAGGAGACTGTGATACAATCTCCGTTAATTTTTGTTAAACTACTTGAACTTCTGTGATGTGAATGTAATTCAGAATTGTTCTTCCATCACGAAGTTCTTGTGCTGACAGGATTTTTGTGTTTCCTTCATAATTTGGTATTATCTGATAATCAGTGTATTGTTTCACTGTATATCGCTTTTCCTTACCATATTCAGTTACAACTGCAATGTCACCGTCAACACCCTCAAACCGCTTAGTGTTGTTGTTGTAGAGTTTACCATCTTTGACTTTCATATAAACAGGGACATCACAGATTTCATCTTTGATTTTTATTTGTGCCATCTTCTATATTATTACTTTTATTTTTACCACATACCACGATATAAGTCACCGTCTGATGGACTATCATTAATAGGATTCACATCATCCCTATACCAATCAGGGTCTTCCTCATATCCTTCTGGTTCATCATCGTTCCAACCAATCACATCACTATGTTGGTCATAATGCGTTGGGTCAATGTTCTCTTCACCTTTAGCACCCCAGTCATGTTGATTTCTGAATTCGTTTTCAGCTTCATATCTATCAATCTGGTCTTCAAATGGCTCATAGTTATTCAACACATCGTCTTCGTCTTGATGCCAATCGTTTCCCAATACGCCTTCTTTCAATATCTTGCTAACTGACCTTTCTATTATTCTATGTAAGTCAGATTCTGTCAATCTTATAATCTTTTTCATATTATTATAGTTTTATAATAAATATCAAGATGACTTACTTTCGTTTCTCAATAGTAAAATCATTTTCCTTAAAAAGATATACTAGGTTGTTAACAACAGTACTTATCCTTCCATTGAGTATATTCTTTAGGTCTTTAAGAGACTTTTTGTTGGCTTCGTTCTGCCTCAGATAAAAGTCAAATGATAGAAACTTTTTATCGCCAATCCCAAAATTATCTGTATTGAGGTCAAAATCCAATATAAACTTTTTATCAAAATTTATTCCATCCATGAGAAATATCTTTATATTTTTCCTCATTTCTTTTTCAATATTTGATATTACATTATCATAATCCATTTTAATCTGTGGAGATACCCAACACCTTCCACTGACGTAAACCACTTGTGGGTTATCTTTGTTTACACTACCATATTTAACTACAATATGATTGCACACATCTAATTTATATTCCTTATTTAAACGCTTCATTTGTTATATTGTTTAGTACATATAAAATATAACAATTTTTTGTTAAAAATCAATAGGCGGTATAAAAATAAAATGGGCGAATCGGAGAGATTCGCCCATATGTTTGACAAGTCCATTGGCTTAGTTCGTAAATGGAGTGAGATTAGAGTAGGTTTGATGGCTGCTTAATAGGTTTTACCTTTTTCAAATATTGTTTTTAGAGATGTAAAGCCATTATCATCATAAATACCTGAATATTTTTCAACTTTTATACCACATATCCCACCTTTAGAATGTGCTTCTTTGATAGCTGCATCTATTGCCTCTTCATCAGAAGAGAAGATTGCTGGACTCGAAACATCTCCACCACTCGCATAAAACAAATTAATTCGATGTGTAGGTTCTTTTGAAAAGTCTTCATCAGGGAAGAAGTTAAATGGGTCTTTATATGCTTCTTTCAAAATTTTATTTACAGACTCTTTTACTATTCTATGTAAATCAGATTCTGTTAATCTAATTAATTTCTTATTCATATTATAATACATATTATTTCGTTATTTTAATAATAAATATCATTCATTTTCATTTTCTTCACTAGGGTTAATTAAAATATGCTCCTCATCAATTGGCTCATCAATTGCCACCTCTGGCAGTGCGCTATCAATTGCTACCTCTGGGTCGTATCCAACCAACGTCACCTCAGATGTTTTTTCAATGTCATCCCTACTGATTCTAACCATTATATTATCACCATTAATGAATTTTATATCATTTTCCAAATTCATTAACTCACCATTCACCAACAGTTTGAAATCGAATACATTTTTTGTTTCTACTGATTCAAGAACCATATCTTTGTCTATTTCAAATTCAAGTTCTGTCACACAATCGAAATTCATTATAACCTTCATTATTTTATTATAATATCTGTCGGGTTTCTTTTCGCAGCAATCGTCAGCGTCACTCGTTTCCTCAAATATTTCTGAAGGTTTGTCTGTTGGTATCATATCTGGAACTGGGCAATTCACATCATCATTCACCAATGACTCAATTTTGAATTTCTGTTCCTCATCTGGTTTGAACGTCATAAATGTAACTTTATCTTCATCCCTTCTGTTCTTACCTCTGCGATGAACAATACCAGTAGCATCTGAATCACGCCAAGGCAATAAAAACCTTGACGGAATTCTTTCTACCTTGTAGTCTTCTTTTCTTATAATGTATCCCCTTACTTTGACCTTATATGTCTGCGAATAGTATTTACGGTCATCTATTGCATACTCAGAATTATCGGAAACGTCCTCAAGCGTCATTGACATTGGATGCCCATTAGGGGAAATATAACAATCAATTGCGCTAAATTCATAGTGCATAAGTTCGTTCATTTCATTTATTATCTCCATTTTGTTGGCAACAATGGAAATCGAATAAATGAAATTTACTTGAAACGGCTGTTTCATTGTGTATTTGTCATAAGCCTCTGTTCCATTTTCTTGTAACACTGGAACATAAAACATCGCAAAATCCTTATGTCCAGGAATATTGAAATAGTTTCCTTGGCTTTCGCCTTTCTGAGGGTTATTCTCACGTGTAACAGTTTTGAAATTTATAATTGGATTACCAGTTTCATCTTGTTTATCCCATTCTTGAATGTATTCACTAAGTCTTTGTGTGCTGTATAGTTTATATGTAGGAAGCCTTTTTCCGTCATACGTTATCTGTATGTGTTCTTCCACCCACTTAAACATAGCATTGTCTATGTCAGAATATTCTATCGGTTTTGGGAATGGAGTTCCTTTTTCCAATATCATTTTTGACATATTACGTCTGCGCTCAGTTCCAAATGCAGAATGTCTGAGTTTAATAGCGTCCATATATGGTTTTGGTTGTATTAGCATAACTTATATTTTATCAATAAATAGTGTTAAAAGCATTTAAAATATTTGGTCAAATGAATTATTTTTAGTATATTTGCACAACCGAATAATATATTATTATAAAAACAAAATGGCTGAGATTTACTTCTCAGCCATTTTTTCATCTTGATAATTTATCAAGTCTGTTTATTATATCCCCAAGCTGTTGAACGACAAACACGTTTTTAGTTAAGCCGTTTTTAAGCATTCTATCATAAATTTCGGAAAGTGTTTTCTTACAGTTTCTCATTGCTATCAAATCACCTTCCCCCCAATAAAAATTTTCATTAATCATACACTTACTTTTTAGATAATCATTTATTACTTCCGTTATAATATTTTTCATAACAATTAATCATCCATTAATATATCTCTTATTTCCAATAGTTTCGCAATATCTTTCACGATGTTGTTCTTATCAAATACCATTTCGTTAAGTTGGCTGCTCAAACCTTTAAGTTCTTCATTGTTTGAATCTTCTTTAAGCATTGATGTGATAGCTGTTAGACACTCCTCTTTAAGTTTATTAAACAGTTTCTTTTTTCTCTGTTCTGCAATTGGGCTTCTAAAATCTGTAATTTGCTGCACAAATGACATTTCAGATTCATTAAGGTTTGTTTTCATCTTGTCCTCAAACTCACTTATCAAATCGTCAATATTTTTGCTTTCTTTAATCACATCGTTTTTATGATTTTCCATATATTGGCAAACCGTATGATAACTTTCGATGAGTGGTATCATATTTGCAGTTGTTTTCTTATGTGTTAGAATAATATGACCTGATTCATATAGTTTTCTACTTTCATCATCAATGAAATCACTAGGAATTATATTGTTTTCAAGCATCACTTTTCTCAGTTTTTTATTTGACTCCCTAACTGTTTTCTGGTCTATTCCCTTAACAGAAATATCAGCCAATTTCTCTAGTACTTCTTTTGCTTCGGAAATAGTTGCAGCCTTGCCCTTATATTGCGTTTTAATCGCATTGTAGAAGGCGAATTCGTTCTTTAGGTTACTATCTTCCTTTATTAATTTTACAACGTCTCTGACAGCCTTTTTGTTCGTCTTAAATAACGTAGGCAATTGCTGTTCAAATATATGATTTAAGATACCGAAATTATTAGTTTTCATTTCAGACAACAATTCATTCTCATGTTTATTATCTTCAATTGTCTCATCTAGCATACGTTTTGCTGCATTATAAGCACCGAAATCATTTCTTTTAAGTGCCTCATTCATTATTTCAATATAATTTGAAAACTCTTTTTGATATTTATTCTCTTTCATATCGTTTTCTTTTATTGTATTTTTAGGTTCTTTTT